ATCTAATCTTGGAGGAACAGGTTCAGCCATAGGTGGTCAAATAAAACTTGCACTTGGAGCAAGAAATAATTCTGGTAGTGGTCAAGCTGATACCCAATCAGGCGATGTTCTTGGTCAAATTATGTTTGAAGGTCAAGGTACAGATTATTCTTATCAAGGTGGTAATATTAAAACTGTTGTTACAACAGGTGATGGTAATGATAATAGGTCGAATCAAGAGACTGCTATGGTTTTTGAAACTATTCTTACTGGGAGTGCAAGTCCAGCTGAGAGATTTCGTATTGGAGAAAATGGCTTTGTCGGTATTAATAGAGATACCGATATACACGAAAGACTTACTGTTGGTGGTATGATTTGCTCTATGGCAAGTAGTGCTACTAGCTCTACGGCTGGAAATCAAAGAGCCATTTTAGATTTAACGAGTAACGGAGCAAGAGTAGGACATTTTCGAGGTTCTAATGGTGCTGGAAGTGGTTCGTGTTCATTTTTTGTAGATTCTCTTTCAAAAATGCATATAGATAGTTCTGGCAACGTAGGTGTGGGAACAACTGCACCAGGTGCTATGCTTGATATTGCAAATACAGCTAACAATGATTTTCCTTTAAAAATTAGAGGTAATATTGATAATGATGGTGGATTTACTGGTATAAAATTTGGTTACGAAGCTGATACTGGTAACTATGAAAAGTGTGCAATAAAAGTTGAAGGTACAAGTGGTAATGTAAATCCTGATTTCCATATTCTTTTAAATAGTGCTGCAGATAGTTCTGATGTTTCTACTGACAATACTGACTCAAGATTAATGTTGGCAAACGATGGAGATGTTCATTGGAATGGAAAATTATCCAATCCTTCTGCAAATAATGGTGCTTTTGGTGGAATGACATTCCTTCCTAATTCAGTTGATAGATTTATGCCGTTATTAGGCTCATCAAGTGATAGTAATAATATAGACTTAATTAGATTCTTTGCTCCTGCTGGAAGTGGTAGTGATGTTGGTTCTATATCAACAAGTGGCAATCAAACTAATTTTGAAACATCATCAGATTATAGATTAAAAGAAAATGAAGCCCCACTTGCAAATGGATTGACAAAATTAAATCAGTTAAAACCATATAACTTTAATTGGAAAATAAAACCAGATGAAGTTGTAGATGGTTTCTTTGCTCATGAAGTACAAGAGATTGTACCTTTTGCAGTTTCTGGTGAAAAAGATAGAATGGAAACTTTAAAATATGAAGAAGCAGATGATATTCCAAAAGGCAAAGAAATTGGTGATGAATATGAAGTAGTTCATGCTCAAAAACTTGACCATTCTAAACTTGTACCATTACTTGTAAAAGCAGTACAAGAACTATCAGCAAAAGTAGAAGCGTTAGAAAATGCGTAAAAAACTAAACGAATGGGCAGATGCAAGTAGAATATTACATGGATTTGTAATACTTGGATTTATCTTAGCGTTTATGGTAAGCATATTTAGTTGTCAGGAATATTATATTGGTAAAAGTCACGAAGAATTGTCTAGAGAAATGTTTGAAGTAGATTCATTAATTAGAACAATACAATTGCAAATGGATTCAGTATCTGTAGATTTTGAACAATTATATATAAATGCACAAAGAATTAATAGTGGCAGTAACTAATGGTTGAATTTTTATTTGGATTAGCAGTAGGATTGGTAGTAGGTAGTGCAGATATAGGTGAACCTGTACCCTACAGAACAATTACCTTTACAGATAGCAATAGAGTAGTAAAGATTTATAATACATCTGCTTTTAAATATCGTTATATGCCTAATACTTATGCATTTGATTGGAATACAAATGATTACAGATATTGGGAAACTAAAGAAACTAAACCTGTTTATGTAAAAACTATTTATGCAAACCCTAAACGTAAACCTAAACCAAAAGAAAGAAAAGAATGAAAGATTGTTGTTGCTGTTGCTGTGGATGTAAAAAATGAGTAAAGAAATAAGCGAAGAAAAAATATTAGGTTCAAAATTTACTTTGTCCCTACAAACTATGATAGCTGCTGGTACAGGATTAGCAAGTCTTATAGGAATGTGGTATGCTTTACAAGCAGATATACAAGAGGCAAAAGAACTACCTGTACCTGTATCCTTGTTTGATGAAGAATATCCAAGTAAAGCAGGAGGTTATAACTGGAGTCCAAGTTACGAACAATACAAACAACAAGTTGGCAATCTTCAGGAAACACAAGACGAAATTTATGATATGGTTGAAGAGATGAAAGATGAGATTGAAGAGTTACAACAACAAGTAATTGATTTAAGGATTAAAGTAAGATGAGATTTTTATTATTATTAACGTTAGCTTTTAGTCAACAAGAGGTAACTGATAAAAATTTCTATGGAGCTATTTATCAAGGTATGCATTTAGTAAGGTTTACAGCTGAATGGTCAAGTGATAGTAAACAAAAATTTTATCAAGGTAAGTTTATTGTAAAGGGAGATAGTGCTTACAAAGGAACTCAAATGATGATTATACCTTCAAAAAAAGTTCCTGAAACTGTCAGAAAACTAAGATTAAGAAATTTCCCTAGTGTAGTTTTATTTAGAAATGGTAAAAAAGTAAAAGTTTGGAAAGCAAATTTTGATGGAGAACTTGACTTAAAAACAGATGATGTTAAAAAATCTATTGATTGGTATGCAAAGTGAAAGGAGGAATTAGTGAAGACGCTCAGATACATATTTCTATCGCTTTTCTTATCAAAGCTATGGTGGCAGTTGCGGTTGTTGTTGGCAGTTGGTATCAAGCACAAATGAGATTTGCAGAACATGAAACAAGAATTAGAACTTTAGAAGACAAGATAACCGTATTAAATGCTTCTATAGAAGGAATGGAATCGCAACATATTGAAGAGTTAGAAGAAACTAATAGAACTTTAATGCAAAAATTAGGACTTAAAAAATAATGCCAAGAAAAAAAGTTAAAAAACGTAGAGGTTTGTATGCAAACATACACGCTAAAAGAAAACGTATTAAAGCTGGTTCAGGTGAAAGAATGAGAAAGCCTGGCTCTAAAGGAGCTCCTACTAAAGCACAATTTAAAAGAGCTGCTAAGACTGCAAGAAAAAGACCTGTACGTAAAAAGAAAAAATGAAAAAAAAGAAAGTAGGGGTATAGTTTATGCCTAAAAAGAGAAGACAAAAAAACGTAAGAAGAACTACTGGCAAAGGTGGTAATTACAGACCTACTAAAAAAGGTGCTGGTATGACTCGAAAAGGTGTTAGAGCTTATAGAAAAGCAAATCCTGGCTCTAAATTAAAAACTGCTGTTACAGGTAAAGTTAAAAGAGGTAGCAAAGCAGCTAAAAGACGTAAATCATATTGCGCACGTTCTCTTGGGCAACTAAAAAGAAGTTCTGCTAAAACAAGAAATAATCCTAATTCAAGAATTAGACAAGCTAGAAGAAGGTGGAAATGTTAATATTAAATATAAGAGAGGTATATTGTGGAAAATTGGACTGAAGTAGGATTTGCTGGTTTAGCAGCTGGTATATTGTGGATGACATTCAAATGGATGACGAATGAGTTAAATAAAAAAATAGATGATTTGCATGATATTATAATTAAATTAATAGACGCAAAGAATGGAATGGTAGATAAATTCCAAGAATTAAATGATGAAGTAACAGACCAACTCAACTATATTGAAGCAAAACTTGGTAATGGTAGAGGGTCAAAACAAAAAAGAAAGGCTAATAGATAATGCCATACGGAAAAGGTACTTATGGTCGCAAAAGAGGAAGACCACCTAAAAAATCAGGTAAAAAAATGACTAAAGCACAAGTCGTTAAAATGATTAAATCAAAAGCAAAAAAACGAAGAAAAAAGAAATAATTATGGACTCAGTGAAAGCTGTTGTTTCTGGTTCTGCTGGAGTTGGAGTATGGTGGGTAAATTTACCTATGATGCTTCAAACTGCAATATCAGTAGCAACATTAATATATTTAATAATAAAAATAAGAAAGGAACTATCATGATTCAAGAAATGATTATGAAATACTTGTTTAATGACGACAATAAACAGAAGATTGTTGATGAATTAAATAAGAATGTCAATATACCTATTATCAACGAAGACACCGAAGAAAAGATTATCTCTGCTGTCTACGATGTATTTGAAGATGTATTGGGAAAAGTATTAAAGAAATAATGAGAACTACTTTTGGAGAAATAGTACAAGAAGTTCTACGCCATGAAGGGGGTTATGTAAATGACCCTCTTGATAGTGGTGGTGAAACTAAGTACGGAATATCAAAAAGAGCTCATAGTAATGTAGATATAAAAAATCTTACTGTTGAAGATGCTTGTGCTATTTATAGAGAAGATTACTGGAAACCTTGCAAAGCAGAAAAATTACCAGAAGAATTAAGAGAACCTTATTTTCTTTTTGTAGTTAATGCTGGTCAAGGAAAAGCTGTAAAGGTTTTACAAAGAGCTTGTAATGGTAAAAACAGCAAAGACGAGCAAATTAAAGTAGATGGTAGAATAGGTAGAATGACTATCGGAGCTTCTAAAAAGTTAGAAAAAGATAGACTTATATCTTACATTGTTTTACACTATGCCAAAATAGTATATGGAAACTCTTCGCAAGAACGTTTTTGGTATGGTTGGTATAGAAGAGCTTTAGGTTTATAATGCCTAAACAAGTATTTAAATTAACAGACTTTCATGGAGGTCTTAACAGTAATGCTGACCCTAGAGATATTGCTCTAGAGGAAAGTCCTGTTTTATCCAATTTAACTACTGAAAATATAGGCAAATTAAGAGTATCTGGTAAAACAGAAAATCACGCAACAGTACAATCTCCAGCTGCTTCAACAATACAATCTGGTTATGGATTATTCCTTATGTCACATGATAGAGGAGATGGACAGGATGCTTCTGGAACTGCTGAATCTGAAAGCAAAACTGATTATTTGCTTCATTCTTCTGATGACTCTGTATCTATTTACAATAAAACTGATGATGCTTGGGGTGAAGATAAAATTGCATTAGGAAGTAATTCTAAATTTATTTTTACATTGGTTGATGGTAATCTTAGGGTTTCTGATGCAAGTGGCACTAATGGTACTAAATGGTATGGATATGTTAATACTCCACTTTATCATGGGGTACCAAGTCATACTTTATCTATAGATGATGGTGGTACTGGATACTCTAACGGAACTTTTGTATTTCAAAATAAAACATCGTCACCTACCAACTTTTTAGATGGAGCAGGAACTTTTACTATTGGACAAAATGGAGCAATAACAGGTACATCTGTTACATATAGTGGTGGTGGATTTGATAGTATAAGTACATTTTTAGCAATACCAAATAACAATCATCCGTCAGGTGGAGCAGTTATTACTGGTGGTGGTAATGTATTTTTAGACAAAATAGAAGGTTGGTACGCACTTAATACAGCAATAGAGACTCCTGAATATGGTTCAAATTCTAATACAGCACCAAGTCCTTCTAATAAAGGATTTAATTTAGAAATTACTACTGCATCAGATGCTAGTTCATCATGGGTTGCAGATACATATCAAATTGCATTTAGTTTAGTATATGATAATAATCAGGAATCATTACTATATATACCACAGACAAATCATACATTTGCAGTAGCAGAAGATTATTCTGTTCGTATGGTTGCTTATATGGAAAACCTTACACAATCAAATTCTATTTCTAAAAGAGTTAAAGGTGGTAGAGTTTATTTTAAAGTATTAGACTCAGATGACGAATGGAAATTACTAGCAGATATGAATGTAGAAAAAGGTTTAAGAGCAACATTAACTACTGAAGATTATGCTCCATGGGGTGAATATGCAGCTAATGATTTAAAAACTTCTGATTCTACAACATCAACTGATAATTATAGAATTTGTACATCTTTAGAAATGAATACAGATACTTATGCATCTATAAATGGTTATGATTCTGATGAACCATCTATAACTATTTCTAATTATAAAACTGCAGTTGTAGCAGGAAGAACAATGTATATTGGAAATGTTAAAAGAGTAACATCTAAAAATAAAACTGAACAACAATCTGACGCTATGTATAAAAGTGTTGTTAATAAGTTTGATGTATTTCCTGAAACAAATAAAATAGAAGTTAATGTGCAAGATGGTGAGGATATTATAGCTTTAGAACATTTTGCTGATAGAATATTACAATACAAAAACAAAACTTTATATATAATAAACATATCTGGTAACTATGAATTTTTAGAATCAGAACATAAATACATGGGGGTTAACCAACAATCTGCTGTATGTAAAACAGAATTTGGTATTGCTTGGGCAAATCAGCAAGGAGCATATTTTTACGATGGTAAACGAATAACAAATTTATTAGAAAAAAATAATATTAAAGTTATTGCGACTAATACATGGAATAGTTTTTTTGATTTAACTGGTTCAGTTGGATATTCACCAAAAAGTAAACAAATTATATTTTTAGGAAGCACTTTAAGCGATGGTGATGTTTATGTTTATAATATAGTAACTAAGTCTTGGGAAGTAATAGATGGCAAATTTGGTGGAGATACTTTAAAAACTAATTTTGCAGTAGACTGGAACAATGATTTAATTTACTCTTATAACAATAGTGGAACTCCTGTAATACAAAAATACAGTCCATATAGTACAGAAACATCTACAATAGACTATTCTACTAGAGATATAGATTTTGGACAACCAGGCGTTAAGAAAAAAGTTTATAAAGTAAAAGTTAGTTATAAAGGTACTGCTACTTCTTTGAACGTTAAATATTCAACAAATGGGTCTACAACCTTAAGACAGTTTAATAGTACCGATACACCATTAACAACTACTGGCACTTCCGAATGGACTTCTATAGAATTAGCTCCAACAACATCTAGTCAAGCAAATGATATTAATAGTATACAATTGCACTTTGATGGTTCAGTAAATTCAGACTTTGAAATTAATGATATATCGTTTATTTATAGGGGTAAAAACGTAAAATAATGTTATTTGAGAACTTAAATAATATAGTTAAATTTATAAAAATACATCTAATGGTTTATTTGCCTTATGCTATCTAGTTACAAACAACTTGGGAAAAAAATTGCTGGTTATAAAAGTACTCAATCTGAGTTAAGAAATCAGTTAGTCGATATTCAACTTTTAGAAGTTAGAAAAAAAGCTCAAGATAAATTATTTCAAGGATTAACAAAATTTACTGATTCTCTTGGTGATGTATTGATTGCAAGAGAAACAGATAGGCAGGCTAAAATAGAAAGAGCTAAAAGACTTCCTATTCCAGAAGCAGAAATACCAGAATTAGAAACATTAGAAGACACTAAACTAGAACAAGATGTATTAAAACAAAAAGACTCTGATGTTGTTTCTAGAAAAATACAACAAATGAAAGTTGAAAAACCTAAATTTTCATTGTATAAATTTTTTGAGTTAAGTGAACCTATAATCGGGCCTCCTAAAAAACCTATGGAAGGTGAACTTTCTTTTTCTTTAAAAGAAGATGGAAGTTTGGATATTTTAGATTCTTCTACTGATTACGAACCAAGTCTTTATAATAATTTAGGTCAAATAATAGACCCTAATAAACCATATACGATAGAAATAATAAAATGATTGGTATGATAATGGGAGCTCAATTTGCAGCTCAACTTATAGGTGGGGCAGCTAGAGCTAGAAATGCTTATCAAATGGCTGGTAAACAAATACCTATGCTTAATACGACAATGCGTAATTTAGAATCTTCTAAAGAACAAGTTTCTGATATTGCACAAATTGAAAAAGACATAGCAAGAACTGTTCGTAGAGAAGATAGAGAGTTTACAAGTGAAGGTATTGGTTTTCAAAAGTTTGATTTAACAAAAAGTTTAATGTCCAATCTTAACAAACAAGGATTTGCTAGTTCAGGGGGAGTGCAAGATACTTATCAATCAGGAATAGATAGATTAAATCTTACAGCTGATAGGACTACGACAGGAATTGATAGAAAATTTGGAACACAATTAGCAAAAATTGATGAATCAGAAGCTAATAAATTAGCTGAAATAGATAAGTCATTACAAGATTTATCATTACAAAAAGCGCAACTACAACAATCAAGAACCCTTGCTGGTATGATTGGAAATGCGTTATAGGATAATAAAATGTCTATTTTAAATGCATTAAAAAAATTAGAAGGTGGTTACAACGCAAGCACAAGACTAACTACAGATATAATGAAACTTGATGAAAGTCGAAGGCAGTTTGATATAAGTACTGCATTAAAAGAAAGACAATTAGATACTTCAGAAGAATTGCAAGATTTAAATACAGAATTAACAAAATTAAAAATAGATGAATCTAAATTTAACAGATTTCAATCTGGGTTAAATCTTATAGAAAGTGAATTAAAAGAACAACAAGTAGATTTTGCTAACCGACTTTTTGTTGAATTGCAAAGTTTTGAACCTATATCTAATGTAATAAAAACAATAGATGATGGGGATACAGTTAATACTGAAAGAGCTGTTAATAAATTAGTTAAAGATGATGTTGGATTTTCAAGAGAAGATGCTGTAGCAGCTTTAAATTTTATACAAATGCAAAAGTTAAGTACTGAAGACCCTAAATTTTTAAGAAGTTATTTAGACAGAGCATCAGAACTAGAAAGTAAAATAAACTTACAAACACAAGATGCTGGTGTATCTGAAAAGTTTACAGCAGGTATAGGTAATGCATTTCGCAAGAAAAATTTGTTTGGTGGTGACCCACGCAAATATACTCAGTTAAGTAAGATTCAAAGAAGTTTAGATGCAGTAGGTAAGGAAAGAACAGAATCATTTCAAAATAAAGATTATAAAATAGATAGAGATTTAAACGCTGCTAGCATTGAAAATATGGTAGCTTTAATTGATACACTTTAATAATGTCAGACAACTTAACCCAAAAGTTAAAAAGGGAGCTAGAAAAAAGAGGACAAGTTGCTAGTGATGCTCAAATAGAAGAAGCAATTGCATTATATAGACAACGAAAAACAACCCCTTCATTAACTTCATTTGAAGGAATACAAACAGCAGAACCTGAAACTAATAATTTAGACCTACTTAATGCAGTAGGAGTAGGATTATATACTGCTTTAGATACAGCTACTTTTGGTGCTACTGGTCTTGTTTTAGATAAAACTGGTGTCGATTTAGAAGATATAGGGTTAGACCTTGAACAAGAAGGAATAGCTGCTACTATAGCAAGGGCAGGTGGTGGATTTGCTGGATTTGTAGCTGGTGTTCCTTTTGCTCCTTTAAGAGTAGGTATGGCAACTTCAAGAGGAGCTGTTAAACTTGCAAAAGGATTAGGTGGTTTAAAAGGAAAAACATTAAGTGGTGATGTTGCTAAAACATTAAAATCAGAAATAAAACAAGTATCTGGTAATAAAGCTGTAGCAAAAGAATTATCTAAACAATATAAAGCTTCAGCGCAAAATGCAAACATAAGATGGAATGATTACAGACCTAAATTTATAGAAAATACAAAAGCACAATTAAAACGTACATTAGATGACATACCTAATGAAGCATTAACATTGTCTCAAAAACAAAAAATTAAAGATGTTATAGAAGATAATATCACAGATATTCCAATACAAGATGTTATGTCTGTTATCAAATCAAGATTTGGTGCAGATACTAGACTAGCAAGATACTTTGCAAGAGCTGCTAATGACGCAGTAGCTTTTGGTACTACTGATACTATATTTGAAGCTGTTAGAAGTCAAGGTTATGGTGATGATTTTGATTATTTTGCACCTGCTTTTGGTGTTATTACTGGTACATTATTTGGTTTTACTGAAGCTCTTGGGCCTGCAGGCACTCCAAAAGGCACATTTAAAAGAGATTTAATACAAGGTATTCGTTCTTCGTTTAGTAGAAACCCTTTTAAAAATTATGATAGTGATAAACTTCTTGCTACTGCAAAGTTTTATGGAACTGTAGATGCTAAAAATTTAGGTAAAAATCCTACTATGCACAGAACTACAATAGAACATGGTGGTAAACAAGTAAAAGTAAATTTATCTTCGGATGATTTAAAAGATACTTTAGATGCAAATTTTGTTGAAGGGTGGGAAAATGTATTAAGAACACATTTAACAAAAAAACGTAAACAGTTTGGTAAAGAAATTATTGGATTTGCCGTAAAAGAAGAAAGTCAAAGTTTAGCAGAGCAATTTCCAAGATTAATGGTTGGTGGTGTCGCTTTTAATGCTCATTTGTTTAGAGATATAGGGAGTTTAGAAGCTAGTGATTTGTATTCAGCAGACACAATAACTAATTTTTTAATAGGTGCATTTGTTGAAAGAGGACAAAGACCTAGAAGTAAAGATTTTAATTTTGACCAAGATACTGCAAATAGATTAAGAAGCAACTTAGCATCTTTAGAAATAGATGTTAATAAAATTTCTTATATGCCTAGTTTATATCCTGAACCATCTAGATTTGAAGAAAATAGAACTATTGCAGAACTAAAAGATTTAGATAGTGAATTAGAAAATAGAAATATAGTCAGTAAAGATAATGCAGAAGCAATAGAAGCTCCATTACCAGAAGGAACAGAAACTGCTACAAGAGAAGGTAATCCTTTATTTGCTACTTTTTTAGAAAATTCTACTGGGTTAAAAAGAAAATTAGAAAATATATCTAAAGAAGATGCAGATTATTTTGAAGCACAATTACAAAAACTTGGAATTAACTCTGATGAGCAATTTGTTAACTTTATAGATGAAAAGCAATATGATTCTACTAAAGACTTTGAATCTATTATTGATAATTTAATTGCAAATGTTCAAAGTGTTGATAATAATAATGTATTAAAATTTGATTACAATATAGGTAATGAAAAAGATTCTGCTCTTCCTAGGTCGGTACAGATAGACCAAACTTTATACGATAAAGCTGAAAGGGGAGAATTGTTATTTTTAAATCTAAAAGGTGAAGAAGCTTTTCATGCTTTAAATGATGCAATAGGTGGATTAAATGCTTTACTAGAAATAAAAACAACCACTAATAAAACTGTAAATCTTAATAAAGTTATAGACGATAGGACTGTATTTATAAAAGATGAAGCATTGTTAAAAGATGTATATACTGAAATTGTAGATGCTCAAAAAAATGTTGAAACACAATATCCTACTAATTCAAATAAAACATTACCATTTAGTTTTAGACAATCTCAAATAGACTATGTTCCTTTATTGCTTTCTAATAAAACTGTAAAACTTGCAGATAGTTATACAAAAATATTTTCTCCACAATCAGAAAATAGAAATGTATTAGCAAAGTTTATGAAAGAGTCTGGTTTGTTAGTTGACTCTGATAGCAAAATTGGTTTATCAATTATAAATGATTTAGATTCTATAAACCTTGTAGGTGGAGATGATATACAAAATAGTGCAGATAGAAGATTCTTAGCAAGGGTACATGCTTTGCAAAAGTTTTCTTTAGGATATGATGGAGTAGAATCTACTCGAAGTATAGATGTAACTCCAGAACAAGTAAACGGATTAAGAAACAAATTAAAAGAATTAGGTTATAGTGATACATTACCTAATTGGTTACAAAATGATGTTGTTGGTAAGATTTTACAAAAACAAGCATCAAAAATGGATTTGTCTATTGAACAATTAAATGGAGTTATAGAGTTAATAGATACTCCATTTGCTAAGTTTACATCTAAAGCAGTTGGTGATGTAGGTGGATTTACTTTAAATACAATCGATTTAGATAGTCCTATATCTATAAAAGACGATATAGTTAAAGGAAAAATTGTTGAATATAATAAGATTGTTACTGAAATAAGAAAAAAAGGTAAAGGTGTCATTAAAGGAGAATCAGTACTTGTGCATGACCCTGATGGTTTTTCTGAAGCATATAGAGTTATGCAAAACATACAAAATGCTACAGGTAAATCTGCCGTAGAATCTGTACAAGCTTTTATAAGTGCTATAGGTAGTAATTACAGAACTATTGAATTTAGAACTAAAACATTTTTAGACGAAAGTGTAAACAATAAAAATATATTAAATAACTGGTTATTAAAAACTGGAATTGTTTCTTTTAAAGACAATATTAAATCAGGTTCAAAATTTTCTGTTGATTTAAAACTTCTTGATGAAGTTAAGCAAAAAGAATTATTAGAAGTTTATGACAAGCAGGGAGTAACAGAAGAATATGGTGAAAGAATTTATCAAGAACATAGACAGTATATATTAGATAAATATCATGAATTTCCAGATGTAGTTAAGTCTGATAGAAATATGACAGTAGAACAGTTTTGGAAAAAATATAGAACTACTAAAGATGAACCTGTTTTTGAAAACAGTAGACAACAAATAGATACATTTAATGCATTATTTAAAATAGATGAAAACTTTGATATAAACGAAACTTCTGTAAAAGAAGCAATAGATATGCTTTATGTTGAAAACTCTAATGGTAAATATGTTAAGTTTAGTTCTTTAAGAGGGAAAGAAGCATCTAGAGCATTTACAGATTTTACTCAAGACATAATAGGTTTGATAGAAGTAAGAACGCAAACAAGACAAATAGACCAAATTAAGTTTGACAATGAAAACGTAAAAGTTGATAAAACACATATTTATAAAAATAGATTTCATGATTTTTTACATATTGATTTAGGTATAAACTATTCTTTAGTTAATCCTGTAGGTATTAAATACACAGGATGGTCTAGGGTTGCTAGAAACTTATATGCAAGTCAAGATTTGCCAGATATAATAGCTAAACAGAATGAAGCAGAAAGACAATTATTTATAAGTAGATTAAGCAGTATGGGTATGGAAGTATTTCATATTAGTCAAGATGCAGAACCAATAGCAGTTAGAAGAACAGAGTTAGAAAATCTACATGCTCCATTTGTAAAATTATCTGAAACTTATAAAGGTAAATTTAATCCTAATGTTGAAAAAAGAGTAAATAGTATTTTAACAAAAATTGATAGTCAAACTAATCCAGATGTAGCGATGCAAATACCTACACCAGCAGAATATGAAACAATGTTTAGAATGTTAACTTTTGAAAATATGATGACTGGCAAAGATGGTAGTGATTTTTATGTAGATTTTATTAACAATAATGTTAAAGACTTAGAAAAAACTCTTTCTAGATTTAAACTCTATAATACAAAAAAGTTTGTAAGGGCAGAAAATAACGTTTTAGAAAATGCAATATTTTTAAATAAAAAAGTTAAATCTAATAAAGAAACGTTACGAGTTTTAGAAAAATATAAATCTAAAAATAATAAAGATGGTGCTTTTGATATAGTTATTTGGGATGACGAAGCAAATGATAATGTTATTAAAGAAGCAAAAAAGTTAGCAAAAGAAAATGGTATTGATTTTGATGCTAACACAATATTAGGTGATGCACATAATAAAGTTTCTGCTTATGATAGTATCAGTTTTGTTTCTAAAGATTTGATGAGGTTTTTTCATACAATTGTTGGACATAAATCTGATTCATTGAATCCATTAAAACCAGTTATAAGTTCAGATGCTAATTCATCTGTGTTGTTTGGTAAAACATTATTTGTGTACGATTCTAGTGTAGACCCTTTCTTTAAAAGAAATCCTAAAGTAGATATTTTGCTTGCTAAGTCAGGTGCAAAAATATTCAACAATGAATCTGCTGTTATACAGTCATCTATATCCGAAATATCAACAGGCAAAATACCTGTAACAAATGATTTAATTAAAAAACTGTCTTTAGAATCTATTGGTGTTTTACCAAGTAAAGATACTAATGTTGCAGATGCTAGTCGTTCACAATCAGAAAATAATTTTAAAAATCCTAAAGAAGAAATAGATACTTATAACGCAGAATACGAAGCAGAGTTGCAAAACGCTTTAGATAATATAGAAAATATTATGAAAGACCCAATTCGTATTAGAGAATTTATGGTTATGACAGATGCAGATTTGTCGATGCCTATAGATAATGATGGTAGAAGTAGTTTGTCTTACTTGCATGGGCATCATTACTGGAATAGTTTAACAAGAGATGCTAATCCATTATATTATGATAAAAGCAAAGTTTATAATAAACTATATAATCATTTTATAAATCCTGTATTAGAAAGAAAAAGAGCTGTTCTAAGTAATGGTGATAGATATGGTGGTCAAGCTTATCTAGCGCAAACTCCATCATCTAGGTTGCAAGGTACTATTACTAATGTAAATGGAGAAATTATACAAAGAGGTGAAATAATGTTGCCTCATTCTGAAAGAAATAATTCTTTAGAACAACTTTCAAAAGAAGGATACGAATTATCATTTGTTGATAATAGTGATGGAACATCAAAAGTTTTAAGAATTGATGATATAATAGACGAAATCCAATCATTTAGTAAAACTAAAGATAGAGAATTTAATAGAGATTTAGTTAAAAAAACGATGCAAGAATTTACTCTTGGTGATTTACATGATACAATATCTGGGTTTGCTAAAGAATCTGGAAAACGTATACAAGTTGGAGTTGTTGTTAATCGTAAACCACGTACTCGACCTAATGATATGGCAATGCTTGGTATAAAAGGTTTTGTTACAAAAGGTGATGGGCATAAAGCTATTGTAAATAGTTTAGATGTTGTAAATATTTTTGAGGGTGATTATGACGCAGACAAAGCTGATTATTATTTTGCAAATAAAAAAAGCACAATAGACCACGTAGAAAGAAGTAGTTCATTCTTTGTTCAAGGTATAGACCCTGCAAATTATTTTGTTCATAAAGAAAACTTTACATTTGAAATGACCCCTACGCAACAATCTGAAAGTATGAGAAAAATGTTAAGTGCTAATTATGCATGGAAAAATGCTATAGGTAAAGTTCAAAAGATACCTAGAGGATTAGGATTTATAGAAAAATTAAGTTCAGGAGATACTCCAAACAATATACCTGATACAAAAACAACTAATAACAAATCTTATAAACCAAGAACATTGATGAAATACAATGATGGTAACGATATAATAGTTTTAGATTTTGATAATGTTGATTTTAAAACTAGAATGGCTTTAGAAACTCAATACATGATTGATGAGACTGGCAATATAAATAAAGAACTAGGTGAAGACTTAACAACAATACAAGATGATTTTTTATTTCCCAGCAAAGACAACTCTTATTCTGTAAATAATTTAACAGATGCAAGACAAAGAAAAATAATGAAGTCTGGTACTGATTCTGGTAAAAGAATACGTATATTTAAAAAATATAAAATAGAAGATGGAGAATATGTAGAAAAAGATTTAACAGATATTGATAAAGAAGTTGTAAGAACTTTATTGAGAGAGTATTCAAAGTTTTTAAACATAACAGGTGGTACAACTTTTGACAATACAGGCGTTCAAAAACAATCTAGATATGAAGATATTGTTGAAACTTCTTCTGATTTCTTTAAATTTAATTCTAATATAAATGATAACATTTATTACAAACTTAGAAACAAAAAATTAGGTGGTAAAAAGCTAAGTAGTAGAAAAGACTTTAACGATATGTTTGGTGTTGAAACTAAATATAAAGTATACGAAAATGGTAAATTTGTTGGCATTAGACCAGAACCATCAAGCAAAGAAAAATCTTCATCTTTTGTATTTTACAAACCTAGTAAAAATATATTTGATGATAAAGTTTTAGAACATGCTACTGCTATATCAGATGGCAGAAGGGGTTCTGTAATAGATATGGCAATAAATAAAATTGTTAGAAATGATGTATTTAATGCTAATGTTCCTGTTGATTTAACTACTGGTGGAAGAAGAAAAGATTTTGATGATTGGTACAACCAGTTAACAGATAATGATAGAACAACAGATTTTAATTCTACTACAAAAGAATATGAACTAACATATTCTGATAAAATATTAAATGAAATTAAAGATGTTCATAAATCTATAGCATTTATTAAACAAAATAAGTATTACAAAAGTAGATTATTTTATAATAAAAAACTTACCTATAAAGAACGTGGTCGAAGAATGGATTATTTCGACTCTTTAATAAACAAAGAACGAAAGAAAATAGATGACTTTATAGTTAAATCTAAAGATGGAAAAGCATTATTAAAAGACATAGATTATATTAAGTTTAATCCTATTGATTCAGCAGAATTAATTGAAGCTAATGTACAACACGCAGTTATGTCTTCTGTTAAACAAGCTCTTAACGTTGGATTAGGTGCAGATAAAATTATACTTTCAAAGGATGGAAAAAAATTATTAGACGATTTATTAACTTTGCGTAGAAATTTTTATCATCATTCTAACAACGGATTGAAAGATTTTTTAAGTAATAAAAAGAGTGCATTAGATTCTGAAACATCTAAATATTTAAGTGATTTTCCTGAAGCTACCGATATTTATGAAGTTGAGAGATTGCTTTTAGAAAGAGGAATAGGGGGGAAAGATGGGTTAAAGTTTTTATATGCATATATGGAACCAACATATGATAGAGGTGGTGTAGGAGTATTCCAAAATAGGATTGTACCAGCACCAAGATATACAAGTGCTAGGTTTAGAAGTGGATTAAGATTTATATCTCAAAAAGCACAAGCAGTTGAAGGTAATAATTTATTATCTGCTTTAGATTCACAAGATGGTAAACAATACAAAGAAATAGCAAGATTATTTCAGGGATTAATTAATCATTTTGATAATTTTTATCATCTTCGTTTTGACAGAAGAGATGTAATAGATAAAGGTAATTATACTCCTGAAGAAATATCTTTAATACAAGAATCAAAGTTACCATTGTTTAATAAATATCTAGACAAACGAGTTTTAGATTTCAATGGTATTAACTGGGGTAGAGTAAAAAATCAAATATCTACTGGTAGAGATTTAACAAACAATCACTTAATGGATTTTTATCAAGACATTATGCAGTTAGCTGGAAAAACAGAAGAATTTAATGTATACGCACAAACAATGGGTGAAATACAATCAGATATGCTAAAAGCAGATATAATAGACCCATTTAGATATTTATCTATAAAAGCACAAATGGAACCAGAAGTAAAAAAATTAGCACAAAAAGTTATTACAAGTTCTGTTATGAAAGATTTGAACAATCCAGTTGTGCAAAGTATATTACAAAATCCAATATATAATTTAATGGGTGGTGAATCATTCTTTAAAGGTATAAGTTTTGAAAAACAACCACAACAATCATTAAAAGACTTATCCAGAGTAAATGAAGCTTTAGATTATACTAAAACTGTTGAAGACCAACCTGTGTTTACAGGAAAGTCTGAAGAAAGTGCTAATAAAGTAGAAAGGTTGTTAGAAGAATGCCGAATATAAATTGTAATGTAGACAGGACTAAACATAAAAAACTATTTGAAATTATAAAAGAATGGGCAAGTAGTGAAAAAGCAATAGCTAACTTTAGAGATAGTCATGAAGCTGCTTTAAAAATGGTTGATACAGTATGGGGTGGTATTGATGCAGAAACTTTATTGCAAGTACCTATTACAGATGGACAGATAGAAAAATATAAAAGTCAATTACAAAAATTAAATGACTCTATTGATAATGGAACTTTAGGAAATAAATTTTCTACAAGTTTTTGGTCAACAAGTCATTATGGCAAAAAAGACCCTATTGTATCTAGTTTGTTTAGCAATATGCAAAGAATACAACAAAGATATACAGAAAATAACAATGAAATGACTAGAATAAGAGTTGCTATACAGGATGATATAAACAAAGCTGCTTATGCTGAAGGTCTTTCTAAACAAGACAGAAGTTCATCTCAAAAACAATTAGACAACCTTAATGAACTGTATGCAAAAGCTAAAGTAGCACAAGTAAATAACGATGCTAACTGGAGAGATTTACATAAACAATATGCAGATGCAGAAGCAGAAGTTATGAATGGTACATATGGTAAAATAATGGATACTTTTGTAAAAATAGTAGAAGAAGATTTGCCAGTATTAGCAAAAAAATATGATGTATCTACAGATTTTCAAATACCAAAAGAAAAACTTATTAAAGATTTAAGAGAAAAATATCCAGAGATTTCATCTTCACTAATATCTGCTGTTGACAAACACATAGGATTAACAAACAGATTGTATACAATTCTTGAACGAGGTGTAGAAAGTCATATATCTACTATTGTTAAAAAATTAGAAGAAACAGGTAAAGTTCAAGAAAGTCAACAATTAACTGCTGTTAAAAAAAGATTAAAAGATACTTTACTGCCAAACAGAGAAAAAGGATTTTTTCCACATTTTACCAGAGATTTTAACATTACTTTTATGGAAGGATATATGTCTAAGATTGAAGACTTGCAACAATCTGTTAACCCATATAATCTTACTAAAAAAACTAAAACCGTAAAAGAAGCTATACAAGATATTAACTCATATATTAGCAACCATAACAAAGGAAGAGCAAGAGACAGTGATGGTAATTTTATTTATACTTACAGTAAAAATATACCACAAGTTTTATCTGCTTATAGTAATGATGTAATTAGATTTAATTTAAATTCTTTTATGAATAAAGCATATCTAGATGCATTGTCTGGTATAGAAAGAATATATAAAACCAATGGCAACGCTAACGGATACGCACTAAGCATATCTAAATATATACAAGATATGAATCTTGCTTATAATGGTAATAATAAAAATGCAATATCTACAAGTGATTTAACAAGAGCTATTTTATCTTTTGAGTTTATTTCTAAATTAGGATTTAATGTTCGTGGTGCAGCTAGAAACTATACACAAAGAATGTTAGATTGGGTGTCTTTTGGATTTACACAACCTAAAAGAATAAGACGATATTTAGAAAACGAAGGTATTTCTGACGGTGAATTAACTAAAGTTTTGAATGAAAAAGGTATTTTATATGATGATGCAACTGTTGACATTAAAGAAACAATAGGAAAAACACCAGCAAATGAATTGAATTTAGTAGAATATGACGCAGATGCAAACAAATTTAAATATGTTAAAAAAACTAGAATGGCTAAACTTGCCGATTTGCTTGGTAAAGGAGCTCAATGGTCTAGTGGCCTACATAGAAGAGCAGAAAATGTAAATAGAAAAAGAACGTTTGTTTCTGGTTTTGGTATGATGCACAAGTTTTTAAACAATGTTGATTACAAAGCTAAACTTGCTGAAAAAGGATTAAACGAACAACAAATAAAAAACAAAATAAATAAAACAGCAGAAAAATTTGCTATTAATATGGTAATGTTAAATCATTTTGATTATTCACAATATGCAAAATCTCCTTTTATGAGAACAAAACTTGGTGCAATTATAGGTCAGTTTCAACATTACAGTTTTGAGTTTTATGAAAGAAACATGGGAATATTAACAGAAGCTAAAGGTGATATAAAGTCTGGTAAGGTAATGAAAAAACTTTTAGAAAGAAACGGTGGAGCAGAAGGATTATCTCAAGCATACAGAATGGGTTTATTATACTTTATAGCTCCAGTAGCTGCCGCTGCTCTTACTGGTTTAAACTTTAAAAATCTAGTGCAACATGATACAGCTGAAAGAATTGAAAGAATGGCTATTTTATTAAGTGGAGATGAAGAAGCTATTGAAGAAATATCTTATGGTAAATCTGTCGTAGCAAATATGGGGGGGCCTGCATTTGATACTATGCTAGATATAGGTATAAAATTTAATTTTATAGATTTAGAAAATGATGCATTAGCACAAGTATTTGCAACAACAGAATCTTATGATAGTGATTACGATTTACCTAATACAGCAAAAGCGCATGGTATTATTAATGTTGCTACTTCAAGAATGGCACAAAGAGCGTTACCACAAATAATGCAAGGTCGTATAGGATGGGCAGTACAAAGTGAATTAGGTCTATATGCAAGTGCAGATGCTAAAGAAGTACAGAAAAAAGCTATGGATTTTGTTGGTCTAGACCCAAGAAGTAAAACTGAAAAGAAAAAATCTAAGAAAAAACAATCTGTATTACAAAGTTTAGATTTTTTAGCAGCTTAAAACAGTAAGAAGAGTAAGAACGAAAAACAACAAAAGTTCTTACCCTTATAACCTTACTGTTACTTTGATTAATTACGTACTTTAAATTGAGTTATTATTTTGTTGCTTTGTTCTACAAGGTAATCAAGAATCTGAAAAGATACAATATTCCTTTCGTTTATTTCTAACTTCTTAACCTCTTGTAACTGTTCGTTTGTTGTTTCTATAAGTTTTTTAATATACTTATGATGGTCAAATGAGTTCATTGTTTTTCCCCCATAATCCTATGCAGATTGCATCCGCAGTATATAAAGTTGCTTTAGGATAAAATTCCTTTGCTATCATTTTTAATTCTCTCTTTCTTTGTTGTTTGTTCTTAGGTAACTCAAATTGTTTTTGCCACTTTTGTGGTGTTACCATTATGTATTTTATACATAAACTTTCTAATATTCCTATCCATGTTCCAAAGTTTTTACCAAATTTAAATGCACTACTTCTTGCATCAGTAGGAAATGCATGTACTTGTTCTATAATTCCTAATACAGGAAAACCATTTGATTGACACATAGATTTTAACTCTTTGGCTATTTCAGACATTTCTTTTGGAGTTTTAGGGCATTTGTATGCGACTAATTTATCGTCAAATATTGCACAGATACCACCAGATTGGCCTGGGTCAATAGTTATTAATGCTGGTACCAAATAGTTTCCCTTTTTTTTGTTCACTTTTCCACCTTCTACCTGCTGTAGAACCATAATATTCTCTGATTGCACATCTTTTGCATACAATCAAATCAACTTTTGATATTGGAGCAATATAATCAAAGTATTCTGTAACTTTATTTTCTCCACACATATCACATTCATTGCTAGCATCTATTCTACGTTTTGTAACTGCTGGAATCATTGTAGGCATCATCTCTATTAAGATAGAATTTACAACGATTGCCATTAAAACCAAGAACATAACTTCCTACATTACCATATCGTGTTTTTGCTGATATAATTTTACTTTCATATCTATCATAAGATTCACTATCAAAGTTATATCCATAAAATACAAACATAGCTGTTTCTGCTGTTTGTTCTATTACACCAGACTCACTGTAATCACTCAATCTAGGTTCTGGATTAATACGTCTATCCATTTCACGATTAAGTTGTGATAATAATAATGCACTACAATTTTCATTTTTACATACCCATTTGTATTCTTGCATAATACGTTCTATTTCGAATCTTCTGCCTTCTTTAACATTATCAACTTGAATTAGTTGTATGTAATCATCTATTATAATATCTGGTTTATGTTTTTGTATTTCTGTTATTGTATCAGACAAAGTTCTAACATGGTCATACATCATTAAGTTTTTATACTTTTTACGTATCTTTTCCATTTGCATTTCTAAAACATTGTCTTGTCCAGATTCAAAATTGTTTTTCCTTACATCTGCATACAATAAAGATTTACTTTCTAATACACATAATTTCTTAATCATTTCTGTGTTACTCATCTCACGATTAAACAACATTACTTTAAATCCTTGTTGTATAAGACTTTGTAATATATTAACCATAAGAGTTGTTTTACCATGACCAGGCCTACCACCTAATACTGTAATCTCTTTGCGTGTCATACCACCTGCTGGATAATCTAGCACTTCCATACCAAATGGTATAATATTATCTCCATCTTTTATAGCTCGTTTAGCTTCTGCAATAATCTCGTCAATTGTTTTTACTAATGATGGTCTAATGTTTTTAAGTTCATCAACCAATCTTGAGTGTTCATCTAATATATCATTCACATCAGAAAAGTTATTTTCTAAACTAGAATTGTATAATTTGTTTGCACTAACTGCTGTTTGTCTTTGTATATACTTTTCCCATATGATTCTTGCATAGTGTTCACAGTTAGCAACAGTTGGTATACTAGTCGCTAATCCTGTAATATAAAATGCATCTACTTGATTGTCTTTATTGTCTTTACATTTTTCTAATACTGTTATTGTGTCTATAGGTGTATTTTGTTGTTTTAGTTCATGGAACGATGTCCATATTTGTTTATTTACTTCTGTGTAAAACACTTCATCATCTCTCAACCATGGCTTTACTTTATCATAAGTAGCAACACCTCCAACAAGAATACAACCAATAACACTTTGTTCAGCATCAATATTTTTTGGTGTGTCTTGCATATTTACTCCTTAAACATTTCTACTTGTGTTTTTTCTTCATAATTCATTATTACTAATTCGGTAAAATATTTTGTATTTTGACCTTCTTTATATCCGTTTTGTGTTCGACCTGCGTATTGTGTTTGTATTTCTACTATATTATAATCTGAATACATATCCCTTACTATTTCTTTATCATCATAACTAATCATAAACTTGCCACCATTTCTATCAACTAAGTCGATACACTCGCGCAAGTCTTCATGTTCATCATAACCAAAATCTGCCATATAGTAATCACCTTTTTCTGTAGCTACAATATATGGTGGGTCAAAGTACCACATATCACCCAATGTAGGTTTGTAATCTACAACAAGTTTTCTAAAGTCCATATTCTCAATTGTAGTATTTTTAAAATATTTTACAGAGTACTTTAACTTTTTTATTATATCTTCAGTATTCCAATATGATGTTTTTGAAAAAGATGAGTTAGGATTTTTATTAAAAGCATTACGAATACAATAAAAATATTTGACTGCTCTTAACACATTGGGTATTTTAATTACTTTGCTGTAATGCACTTCATGTCTTGCCTCTTCAAACATTTGTCTGCTCTTAGGAATCCATAGTAAGGTATCAATAAATTCATCATACTTTTCACTTAAACATCTATATAGATTAATTATGTCATTATCTATATCATTTATAATTGTATAATCGCATTTATGTTTTCTAAAGAACATACTAAGTCCACCAGAAAAGACTTCTATGTATCTGGTATGAGTAGGAAGTAAAGGTATAAGTTGTTTGCTCAACCTAAACTTCCCACCATAGTAAGGTATTACAACTGGACAGTCATAAAACTCTTTTGACATTATGCTTCTGCCTTTGCCCACTTAACAACTTTAGGGTACAAAGATTCTTCGAATTTAAATGTTGATTCATATTTCTTATTCATTCTATGAGTTGCTACAAAAGTAGCTGCATTTAATAAATCCCAATATGTATTAATATTGTAACTACTTAAATATTTAACTAAATCACCCATAATAAAATCAGGAAATAGTTTTAAGAATTGATTAGTGTGCCTGTTATTGTATTTAGTATTTACAAGTGTTGGAAAATCTTTAGTAAATACTTTGTCAATAGAATCAATAGTTTTATCAACATACTCATCTATCTTTTCTAATTCAGTATTGTATATAGAATGTCTATTGGTTTTGTTGCCAACAGTATGTCCTATAACTAAACCATTGCTACATACTAATCTAAATACACCAGCCAGGAAAGATAACTGTGTTGTTGCGTTATAACTATTAACCAATATTATTTGTGGATAATGTTCTTCTCCTTTGTTTGTTTCTACTTTTTGATTAGTAAGATTCCAAGTGTATGTTGTTTTAGCACCATTTGAAAATTGTCTTGACCCTACAAAATCATTTTTAATCTTTTTCTTTTTAAATATTTTTAATACTTTATTTACAACATCTTCATTCTTAATAAGTTTATATGAGTCAGTTACACAACTTAATATTTCATCTGTGTCTTCTCGCATAATAAATTTATAACCACTTTCATCACCTTTGCCTGTATATATAGTATCTTCTTTTACTGGAAAGAATGTATCTTTCATTGTTTTTCTCCTTTTGTTTTTTTATTCTACGAAACCAAGTCGTTCTCTCATTTCATCAATTAACTTTTGCATTTCTTCAAACTCTTCATACATTGCTTCTGAAAATGATTCTAATGCTTCATCTATTAATTGATTTACTTCTTCTGCTGTTAGTTTTTGTTTTACTGGATTTGTTTTTACTGTTTTTGTTTTTGACATCTTTACTCCATTCTATTACTTTTGGTGTTGTACCAAATTTCTTTTTTTGATTGTCTTCATATTTTACCCAATCTTCTTCAACTGTTTCAACCATTTTAATAAAATAATTAAACCCTTTGCTTTGCCAAAAGTAACCTTTAGTTATATATATATTATATGCTCTATGTATAGAATGATATGGATAATCAGATATATTATCAATAAATCTATATATAGATTCTTTCTTGTTTTCTGATGGAATGTTTCTTCTAACTCTATTAATAATTTGTTTAACTAATTCTTTATACGGATTGTTTTTATTTTCCATCAACTTTGCTATTTCGTACTCACTTACTGGTTGTGTTTTTTTCTTTGCTTTAAATCTATGACTGCAACTAGGACAAGTTACGTACATTACCTCTCCTTTCTTGTTCTGTATCCATTTGTAATTTTTCTAATAATCTTTCTAAATAAACACACATATCCATACATTCTTCAAGTGCTTCAGTAACCCATTGTATATTAGATTTATTTACTTCGTGTATTTTATCTCCATGTTTTTTATTAGAAGATATTGCTCTGTCTGAAAACTTACGCATAAGATTATTAACAGTTTTATCTTCGCATTTATGAAATACCATGTCTGATTTATATTCTTCTAAAGCATCATCAAAATCTATCATATCTGATTCCATATCAGCTGCTTGTTCCATAGAAAATCTTTTCATTTTACCCAAGACCTTCCTCCTCTCTTATTTTATCTTCAATATTTATTAAATCTTTTGACAATGCTCTAAAGGCTGTAATTGCATATTGGTCTGGTGTTTCCCATAACTCATTAGATGTCCACTCTGCATAAAGTCTATTAGTTTTTCTTGTTACATATAAAGCTCTAATTAATAATCTTAATTCATTTCTTGTAAATTTTATTGTTATTGATTCTATTTGTTTTGCCATGTTTGTTTTTCCTTTTAAAATTTTGGGTTTTGAATAATGTCCACAATACCATGTTACCATTATTTGTAGCCAAAACCCAGCCAATCCGAGATGTTACACTTTTTCAATGCACATCCGACCTTTGCTACATAAAGGGATTTAACTTAAAATGGTAAGTCTTCTTCCATTTCTTCTTTGCTTACTTTAACACCATCTGCCCATGCATCTATTCTATCAACTTTCCATGCTGTTCTTACTTCTTGTTCAGCTTCTGGCAAGTCTTTAGTATCTTTAGTAACATAAGTTTCAGATTTTAAAGTTACAAATACAGGTAAACCAATTACATCATCTTCTTCTACTAAAGGTAACTTTCCGTCTTCTTTAACTTCAATTCCGAGATTCTGAAGTAAACTATAGTATCTACCATTTTTACCTGCTGATTTCTCTTCTAAGAATAAGAAAGTACCATTATCTCTAAATTGTTTACCTGATAGATGTTTACAAGCTGCTAAAACAGGTTTACCATCTTTATCATTAACAGGTATCTTGTTTCCATCTTTATCTAACTCATAATCATATCCATCCATTTTGTATACTTTCTGAGTAATGTCTTTAACATCTTCTGCTATATCGTAAGACATATTAACAACAATAGCTTTACCTGCTTTAGTATTAAGTTCTCTTTCATATACAGAACTTATATGTGCTGGATATTTACCAGCTTCTATTGGTAAGTAACTTTGTTTTGACTTATCGAATGTAGCACCTACATCTTTCATTTATTTTTCCCTTCTGTTGTGTATTTGTTTACTAGTTTAGCGAATTCATCTTTGAACTCTGTCATTTTCTTTGAGTATTCTCCAGTTTTAGAAAGACCTCTAAAATACAATTGAGGTGTAACTTGATTTCCTTTACCATCTTTCATAAACCTTCTTACTCCTCTTCTTCTTGTGCCAACAATACCACTCTTCTGCATTTCTTCAACTGCTTTATCATCAAGCAAACCTTTCTTTTTAAGGTCTTCCATTTCTGCTATTGTTATTCTTCCCATTATTGTTTTCCTTTGTTATTATTAAAATCTTCAGGTTGTGGAAAGTATCCATTATCTTCTATTGAATACGAAAAGTAACTAGGATTTACAGTAACAGTTTCTTTATGTTCTGTTTCAAAACACATAATTTGTTTACCCATAACATTTCTAGTTCCTTTGTATACAACTCTATCAAATACTTTACCATCATTGATTCCGACAGTATAACTCAAACCTTTTTGTAAAAGTTCTTCGTTGATATTATTCGTCATCATTACCCCAAGCTTCGTTTAACTTTTTGTATTCTTGCATTATTTTAACCCATTGTTCTTTAGAAAGATTAGTCATTTGTCGTGCTTGTGGGTCAAACATATTATACATTCCACTTTGTTGTACTCTCTTGTATTCAAGAAAGTCTTCTTGTGTTACTTCTACCATGTTGTTTTCCTTTTTTTTATTGTTAGTTATTATAGCAATCATTACGCTTGTCTCGAAAGTTTACTGAATGAACCTTTGTAGTTCAAAGCGTGCAAATCACCATTTTCTATTAGTTTTTCTATTTGATTTTTTGTTTCTTTACTTATACTTTCTGCAAGTGCTAGTATAGAATCTTTTTGTTGTTCTGTTAATTCTGTATCTTCGACTTGATTGCGATATACATCATCTGCAATATTCATATACATATTAAATGCTTTTTTCATACAGTCTGTATTTGCTGATTTAATATCGTTACCTAAATCAACGTATTCCGAACTACCTTTTTTCTTTTGTATACGATGTGCAGCTGTCATATCACCTATTCTTTTTACACCACTATCATACCACATTAATCTGCCATGTACTACAAATGCTTCTGTTCCAGCAAATTCTGTATTAATAATCTGCCAGCTCCAGCCAGGATAATGTCTATCAGCAGTTTGTTTCATATAACCAATCTCTACGTAATCCATACCCATCTTATCTTTTATGTAAGCTTTTGGTGTTTTCATATTACTTACTAAACCATGTGTTAAAGCTATATTTTGAAATCTAACTCTATGTGCATCTAGTTCCATGTTTTCATTATCAATTTCTTGTAATGTATTATCTTGTTTTTTCTTTGGCATTTTATGCTCCTTTGCAAGTTATTTCATGATAAGGACAATAGTTACATTCCCAGTCATATACTGGTGTATCTTCTTCTCCTACATTAGGTATTGTGTCCTCTTCATATATTCTTTTGTTTATTTTAGTCCAATAGTTTTCTGCTTGTTCTATCCAATAACTTGGTATGTTGCTTACTCTTACATCACTTGTTTCTTTTTTATACCATGTTAATGACATTTTTATATTATCATGATTTAAAAAATCAAACTCTTCCATAAGACCTAATGCATACGTACCAATTTGTAGTTCGTAATTTACACTTGGATTAAAATCTCTTTGGTTTTTTCTACCAAACATTTTTTTCCATTTATAACTATGCACAGTTTTTATATCAGTTATCTCTGCATATTTATTTTTTTCATGTACAAACGCAACATCTAAAGTTCCTTGAACTCTAAGTCTTGGTATTTGTATAAAATGTTCAATTAATGAAATCATTCCTGTATTTTTGTAAATATCTTGTGTATACTTTACTAAAGCATATTCTATATCTTTGTGCACAATTGTACCAAGTCTCATTAATCTTCCAGACCTATCATCCATATTTTTTTTTTCAGCACTTGATAATTGATAAAATTGTTTTAACCTACATGAACCAGCACTTGATGCACTAAAATAAGAATCAGGATTATTTTCTTTACGATTTAACTCGTTTTCTTTTTGTTTGTCCTGTATATATTTAGAATACGTATCAAGAACAATACTATTTTTTGTTGAATTTATACCCATTTGTTTTTCCTTATAATTTTAAAGGACTCAGCATAGATGTGTAACTCATTGTCTATATAAACCCCTTTATGTAGAACAACTGAGTCCCCTAATATCCCACAATACTACTTAAATTTAACAATAATAAGACTTAGAACAAAGTACTTTTTACTTTTAACTTGTACTTTGCATATTTCTTACCACCTTCGTATTGTATTCTTGTATGTATATCATGACCATCTTTTTTTAAATCAAACACAATGGCTGCTAATCTAAAACAACCAAACTTTCTTAATGCATCAATAGGTGTAAGAACACCACCAGACTGAAAGTAATTTAGTATTTCTTCTTTCTGTGTTTTCTTTCTTAACATATTTGAAAACCTCCACTTTGTTTGCAGAACTTAGCAAAATTTTCTATATTTTCTTTGCTATATGGGTAATTAGCACTCCAATCCTCTTTTGAATATGCTTCTTGCCATTGTGTATTGTAAGGTTCTGGATAATTAGCAGGAACTTTATTTTGACCATGTTTATCTCTACATTCTTTACTTATTTTATCCATTTCTGCTCTAACTTCTTGATTCCATGCTTCAGCTTTTGCCCTTCTTAATTCATACTTTCTTTCTCTTTCGTCAACACTTCCGTCGGCTAGTTTTTCAGATAATACTTTTGCAATATGGATAGCTGTTTCTTCTGGTATTTCAAATCCACTATTGCTGTGACCACCATCTATTTCATCAGCTGTCATGAAATCTTCACAAACTTCACAAACGTAATTCCATAATGGTCTCCAGAACCATACATTATTTCTAAAGTATGAGCCTGGATTATCTGTTTCGTATTTATCTTTCAAATCATAATATTCATCTAAAACTTTCTTTGGTATTTTCTTATCCCAATCTAACCATCCATCTCCACTACCATACTCTTCCATTATTTTATTATATCTTTCAGGATAATCTTTATTTTGTTGTGGATTCATACCATATACATCATAACCCATTATTATTCTCCCTCTTCTATTGTTGGTATATCAAATAACTTACATAATTCATTAAATGATTCTTTGCCTGAACTTGACATTCTCTGATACTCCCATGCCAAATCATCTATCAAATCTATTGCTTTTGTTTTTTTCATATCTACTGCTTTGGATAATGACTCAAAATAGTCATTCATATTTACAAAGTCTTCTGTTCTTGGTAATGACATTATACTCTCACTTTCTTTACTTCTGTTGTTTCTGGAAATATTTGTTTACCCAGATAATATGCTTTGTCTTCTTTAGAAACATTTGCATGAGTTACAATTACTTCACAGTTTATGTTTTTGCTTATTAAAAGACCCTTAGTTCCTGCTTGAGTTTCAAAATGTGTTCCTTCATCTAATGTTTTAAGAAATACATATCCTTTAGCAGGTTTATTTTTAGGTTTATCTTTCAATGCTTTCTTTACAAGTTTTTTTATTTCTCTATTAGTTATTAATTGCGATTCATTTCTTCCTGTAAATTTTCTGTTTCTTTCATATCTTTTACGTTTCATAGCAACATTCCTATTCCTATTCCCATCATAAGACCAATGATAAATTCATATTTTTGTTTAGTTTCGTATATTACCCATACGATAAAATCCATTATAATATTCTTCATATACTGTTCCTTATGTTATTTATTGTTAATTAATTGTTAGTGGTTACAGAGGCTTATTACTATTGACACTATATAATTTGAGAGAGAGATATATTGTGTGTTGGAGTTTCTTAAACTCTGCTTGTAACCACAAAGTTTAGGGCTAAACGATTATTACGTGTTTATAATCTAACTACCTATTATTTTAGTTATGTCTAGCCCTATTGAAAAAATGTAAGCTTTGCATCACTATATATTTCAAAATCATCGTTGACTTCAAATATATAATAGTCTCTCAATATTGTTTTACGATTGTTCATTCTGTCCAGTCGTCGCTTGTTATATGTTCTTGGTATGAATAGAAAAGGTTTCTTGTTCTCATCGTATCGTGGCAATACTATTCCTATTTTACTGCCATTCTTTATTACATTATAAATAGGAACTGTATGATGCATATTAGTTTCTTCTTTTTCCATAAAGTTTTGTTCGAACATAAAGTTTCGTGTAAGTAACCATTTTGCTCTTGGGAAACATACTACATAGTTTTGGAAGCTATTAACATCTAATTCGAGTGCTCTTGCAATTTTTATATATCCTAATGGCTTTTCCATTCTACTCATTTACTTCTCCTATTCCTAATACCCATTTTAACATATTTATTGCACCATCTAACTCTACTCTTTCACCTATATCATTTCTATCACAATTCTGATGCTGTTCTAATTTTTCTATTAATTTAATAGTTATTTCATCTTTTGATTTTAATTTCATAATAGTTCCTTTAGTTAAATAAGTTATTGTGATTTATTAGGACTTGCAGTGCACTACACCTACCTAACTCCACTACATGACTTACAATACGAGTACACTTAAGTACCCTGAAAAGCATGTCTACGGCTTCTCAAACAAAATCACAAATGTAATATAAAGTTTATGCCCAAGTGCTATTAAAAACATATATATATATAAGTAAAAGTATGACATTAAACATTATAATATATGCTATATAACAGCACAAGGACAAACAAGAAAAGAAAAGTAAGCAGTTTTGATAGACTTGCTTAGGTCTGTTGGTAGTAAATGCTTACTCTACTACGTTAACGGTTGATACATACTCTTGGTCTTCTGCAAATGTAACTAATGTTTTCTGTGTTAGTAACTCACAGTCTGCATTAAGTTGTTTCAGATTAGCATCACGCTCACGTAGAACATCATTCTTGTTAGGTATAGATGTGCCAAACGTTCTGTTCCATCCACGCTTCATTGGTGCTGTCTTATGTTTAGCTCTGTACTCTGTGATGATAGACTTCATTTCAGTTACAAACTCTTGGTATATTTCTTCTATGGTAGTCATAGTTTCATATCCTTTCTTATGTTGTTTTATTAATAATTAATCAATTAATATTTATATAAATAAATTATATAACTAAAATTCTATTTTAGTGTTACCCCCCTATGGGGGGTATATATGTAAAAAACACCCTGCGACATTTATCTGCATTTTTTTCAGAAAACACTTGGTCATTTTAAAATAAGACTTGACTTTTGACTTTTTAACCAGATAAAATACAGAGTTATTTTTTTTATAAAAAAGGGTATTACATGACTGTTTCTTGCGCTGATAAATTATTTGTAATAAATTAGGTTATAGGTTAGATTCAAATATGGCTATTGCTATGACAGAATTATTAAATCTTACTGCTGAAGAACAGAAATATATATTAAAACGTATATCTAAAGATATTTATACTCCTATAGACATAGACGGACAAGTATATTATATTCCTTCAGCTGTCAATGAATTAATAGAAAGACTCTTCGAGAAAACTGTTTCTTTAAAAACACAATTAGAAGATGGACTACCAAACAATACGGAATAAAAAACATTACGTTTATGACAGTATAGAAGAATTTAGGGTAAACAATCCAAACACTAAGGTGCATAAGGATTGGAAAATTGCAAAAGAAGGAGATTGGGTATATGCAGACGATGGTAAGATTGTACAACTGCTAAAGGTTTCTACAAATATAAAACATCATAACGACAGAAAAAACTATAAGTTTGCTAATGGATGGGTTCGTACAATAGTAGGAACATTTATAGTTAACAAAACATCAGAAATGGATACTGATTTTACCAAACATCCAAACAGATATACGTTTAGTGGAACAAATCCAAAAAGTGTCAAAGAACGTAAATCTATAACCAATAAAGAAAAAATGTTTGCAACTAATGTTGCTGTAGGTATGGGAATAGTCAAATCGTATATGGATGCGTTTGATGCTGATGACACAATAAAATCTAAAAAGAAAGCTGTAATGCTATTAAAACAGGATAGAGTTATGCACGAAATAGAAAAATCTGTAATGGATATTGCAAAGAATATGGGTCTAGACCACGAATATGTATTGGGTAAATTAAAATTATTATCCGATAATAGTGAAGATGACAATATTGTACTGCAATCAACAAAGGAAATAGGAAAAATAATAGGGACAACTGGTAATACAATTAAACAAAAAGAAATGGGTATTATTGGAATGTTTCAAGGTTTTAGCCCTGAACAATTAGAAGATGCAAAAAGACCAGAGTTAAAAGCTATAAACGAGGAGAAATAATGAATTGTAGATGGTGCGGTTCTAGTAATTACAAAAAAAATGGTAAAAGAGGAAATGTACAACGATATAAATGTAACGAGTGCAATAGGGAATATTCAGATACTTACGAAAACAATAATAATGCTAATGTAAATACAAGTTCGTATGTAGAAGATATGAACTATATTTATATAGATGACGTAGAAAACAAAAAAGTACCTACGTTAAAAAGTGTATTAAAGAAATTTAAAATAAAAGAAAACGTATGGAAGGTTACTAATTTTAAAGTAAACCAATGGGATGTATCTGCTAAACAAGAAATAGATGGTAAGATTGTTTGGAATACTCATACTAACTACCAAGCAAAAGCTAGTTTAGTAAGAAAAAAACCAGTAAAAACAGATTTCCCTCATGTTCGTGGTGCAAAAGTTAAGAGACTAAAGTTTAATGTTAATATTCCTAAAAGAGAAAAAAAGTTAGATATAATTTTACCTGATTCTCAAATAGGATATAAAAAAGATATGTCTACAGGTAAGTTAGAACCACTTCATGATTTAAGGGCAATTGCTATTGTTACTGAAATAATTAAGGAAGTAAAACCTAATCGTATAATAATGTTAGGTGATATGCTTGATTTACCTGATTGGTCTACACACTATGTGCGTTCACCAGAATTTTATTTTACAACACAACCAAGTATAGATTATCTTGCATCTTGGATAAATGAACTAAGACCATATTGCGAAGAAATGGTATACATAGAAGGTAATCACGAAAAACGTATGATGGATAGTATCGTGCAAAACACAATACAAGCCTATGGTATAAAACCAGCAAATGAACCAGATGTACCTCCATTAATTTCTGTACCTTATATACTTGGATTACACAAAATAGGAGTAGAATATGTCGGACAATATCCTCATGGTGAATATTATATTAATGATAATCTTGTATGCATACATGGAAACAAGGTAGGTGCTAAGAGCGGTCAAAGTGTTATGAAGTTATTAGACTCTCCTCGTATTAGTATTATACAAGGACATATACATAGATTAGAAATGGCACATAAAACTGTATGGACACATGGAAAACCAAAAATATATCAAGCAGTATCTATGGGTACGTTAGCTAGAATCGATGGTATTGTACCTGGCGGTGGTACTAGATATAATTGGCAACAGGGTTTTGGAGTTGTTGAATACGATGAAGAAAGATTTAGAATAGATACAGTTGGTATATATGATGGTCATTCCATATATAATGGTAAAGAATACATAGGAAAAAAATGAGAAATAAAATAAAGAAAAATACTCGTAAAGACATATTAAATGATATATACAACATACATCATTCTATACGTACATTGTTTACAGAGGTTAGAAAAGTTCATATTTTGTTTGAACAATATTTAGAAATGAAAAAAGAATCAGGTAAATTTGAAAAATACATCACAGATAAAATCGAAAAAGATAAATCTGAACAAGAAAAACGTAAATGAAGCAGAAAAGGCTTTACAAGTTGCATATACAGATTTAATAGCTTTTGGTAAATTATTTTTATCAGGAGATTTTGGTAAATCTGAAAGTCCGTTGTTTCATTATGAGATAGGAGATGCATTGTTAGAGAACACTACAAAGTCTTTAGCATTGATATTACCTAGACAAAGTGGTAAAACACAACTATTTAAAACTTTTTTATTGCATAAGATACTTTTTAAAAAACCTGACGATTTAATGTTTATGGCTTGGGTATCTGATAATCATCGTAAGTCTATTTTAAATCTACAATATATAAAACAACATTTACAAACTAATGATATTATTAAATATTATTTTGGAGATATTGTTGGAGACAAATGGACAGAAACGGATATTGTAACAAAAACAAACGCAAAGTTAATAAGTAGGTCAAACTTATCAAGTGTACGTGGAGAAAATTATTTAGGTAAACGATACGACCTCGTTGCTCTTGATGATACCGAAAGTGAAACAAATACAGTTACTAGAGAAGCTAGAGAAAAAATTAAGAATATTGTTTACAATGGTGTTAAACCTGCTTTAGATGTAGATGGTAGATTAATATTTGCTGGAACACCTGTTCACTTTGACAGTCTTTGCCAAAACATTTTAGAAGGATATAATAAATCTGAAAGTAAAGATGATTATACTTGGAATGTAATATCATACAAATCTACACAACCAGAAATGTCTGGAGGTGTATTATGGAATTCATATATACCAAGAACAAAACTTGATAGAATAAAAAGAGAGTATTCAGAAGCAGGTCGTATACATGGTTATTACCAAGAATATGAATTAGAAGTACAAAACGAAGAAGAAGCAGTATGGGGAAGAAAGTACATAAAAAAATGGAAAGGTTATTATGAACATACAGATGGACAAAATTATCTTGTAATCAATAAAGAACCTATACCTGTAAATACTTTTATTGGTTGCGACCCTGCTACAGATATTGACACAAAAACATCTGACTTTTCTGTTATTATGGTTATTGCGGTAGACCAAGATAATCAAATGTATGTTGTTGAATACGAAAGACATCGTAGTATACCAACAGTAGGACAACGAGATTTAGATGGGAACATACTAGACAAAAAAGGTGTAGTAGATTATATATTAGAGTTACACGAAAAATACCATTGTGTATCGTCTACTGTAGAAGATGTTGCTATGAATAGAAGTATATTTCAGGCATTAAATGAACGTAGACGTATAGAAAATAAATTTAATATCAGCGTAATTCCAGAAAAACCAGGCGGAAAAAATAAAAGAAATAAGATTTATAGTGGTTTAAGTGGTAGATTTAGTACAGGAAATATCTTTTTAAAAGAAAATATGTTTGATTTAATTAACGAAATTGTTACTTTTGGCCCGAAAATGAACCACGATGACACGATTGAGACTCTTTATTACGCACAATTGTACTCATTTCCACCAAATATGAACCAAAATAAAGATAAAAGTGGTTGGTATAAGATAAAAAGAAAAGCAAAAAGTTGGGTTGTATCGTAATGCCTAATAAAAAAGCAAAAGAAAGAAAACGAAGACGTAGAAAACTTGCGATAGAAAACAAAACTTATAAACGCAGATTACAAAAGATGCAGAAAGAAAAAAGAAATGCAAACTAAACAATCTAAATATAAAACAAAACAAGTAAAAGATAGTATGGGTTTAGTCTCAACTTTTTATGAAATTAATGGAAATTTAATGAGTCCAAAAGAAGTTAATAGAAATAAAGCTTATTCAACAAGAAAACTTTTAAAAATGGCAGACTCTTTAAATAAAAATCCAAATGATAATGTAATGACAAGAAAATTTCAAAGTGAATATAATTTTCTGCAAGAACTTATGGGTAGACCATCTGATAAAATTACAGTTGATGGATTGCTTGGAAAACAAACACAACGTTCTGTTATGAATGTAAGACGAATTGCAGAGTCTATGTCATCTGATAGAGTGTTTGAAAATTTAAAAAGAAGAGATAGAATTAAATTAAATATGGATAAAAAGTAATGGCTAGAGTTACCAATAAAAGCAAAGCACATGAAAACAAACAATTATGGGATAGAGCCAATAGTACTGATAGAGGTAAATGGCGTTCTAAAAGTCAAAAAGGATATGATTTTTATCTTGATGAACAACTAACAGAAGTTGAACAGGATTCTTTAGAAGAAGCAGGAATGCCTACATTTACGATTAATAGGATATTACCTATAATCGAAATTATGAAATATTTTGTAACTGCTAATAATCCTAGATGGAGAGCGGTAGGAGTTACTGGTGATGATTCAGACATTGCGCAAGTCCATTCAGATATTGCAGATTATTGTTGGAATTTATCTAATGGTAACTCTGTATATGGTCAAGTAATTTTAGATTCTCTAGTTAAAGGTGTTGGTTATTTTTTAATAGATGTAGACCAAAATAAAGATAATGGTAAAGGAGAAGTAACTTACAGTCGAATAGACCCTTATGATGTATTTGTTGACCCAGCTAGTAGAGATTTTTTATTTAGAGATGCTGGTTTTATAATTGTTAAAAAGAATATGTCAAAATCACAATTAAAAAATTTATTTCCACAACACTCTAGTAAAATAAATAAAGTAACAAGTCATTCTGATTTTGATGGAGTATATTCACAAAGAGATATAGAAACTTCTAAAGTTATACAACCTGAAGATATATCGAATACTTATTCTCAAGGTGGAGAAGAAGACCAAATTATTGGTTATTACGAAAAATATTCTAAAGTTAAAGTTCCTTTTGTAAACGTATTTGTAAATATACCTCCTGAAGATTCTGTTTTAGAACAAATGAAATCTGCAATAGAAGTACAAGTACAAGAATTTGAAGCAGAAGTAGATGTTTCATTAAAAGAAACAATTATGAATATTGATATGCAGTTACAAAATGGAAATATTATACAAGATAGAGCTAATTTAGAAAAACAAAAAGCTGAAGAACAAGCAAAACAACAAATAGAAATGAAAAGACAGCAACTAGTTTCTCAAGCTCAAGAAGAAGTTAGTAAAGTAAAACAAATGGTTATGAGAGAATCTGACTTTGTAAATTCTATGAAATCTGAAGAATTTGCAGAAACCGTTGTTGATTATGTTAAATTTTTTGAAACAAGAATTATGTTATGTTGTAGCGTAGGCGATGATGTTCTTCTCTATGAATATGAATTACCAATTAACGAATACCCTATAATACCCATACCCTACCTCTACACAGGCACACCTTACCCAATGTCAGCCGTAATGCCGTTAATTGGTAAACAACAAGAGATAAATAAAGCTCACCAGATTATGATTCACAATGCTAACTTAGCATCTAATCTTAGATGGATGTATGAAGAAGGCTCTGTTGATGAATCTGAATGGGAACAATACTCGTCATCGCCTGGCGCACTTTTAAAATATAGACAAGGATTTAATGCTCCAACTCCTATACAACCAGCACCTATAAATAATGCATTTTATACTATAACACAACAAGGAAAAGCAGACGCAGAATATATATCTGGTGTACCTTCTGCTATGATGGGTTTTACTTCTGAGCAAGCAGAAACATATAGAGGTCTACTTGCTAATGATGAATTTGGTACAAGAAGATTAAAGTCTTGGATGTCTACAGTAGTTGAACCAGCATTAGAACATATAGGTAAAGTATTTCAACAAGTCGCACAAAGACATTATACAATTGATAAAGTATTTAGAATTGTACAACCTGAAGCAGGTCAAAAAACATCTGAAGATTCAGAAGTAAGAATTAACATTCCTATATACAATGATTATGGTAGTGTAATAGGAAGATGGATGGATTATGAATCTGCAAACTTTGACGTAAGAATTATAGCAGGTGCAACGTTACCATTAAATAGATGGGCATTACTTGAAGAATACTTTAGATGGTTCCAGTCTGGATTAATTGATGATGTAGCAATGATAGCAGAAACAGATATTAGAAATAAAAAACAATTAATTGAACGTAAAAGCATGTACTCTCAGTTACAATCACAGATACAAGCATTATCTGAACAAATGAAAGACAAAGATGGTACAATAGAAACACTAGAACGACAGTTAGTACAGTCTGGAATTAGAATGAAAGTTCAAGAAGGTGGTTTAAAAATCAAAGATACATTACAAAAAACAGATGCGGAACAAAAATTATTACAAAATATGATGAGAGCAGAGTTCGATTTAATACGTAGAGATTTGCGAAAAGAAGTAAAAGATGATGCAAAAGAACAAAAAGATAAGCAAAAAAAAGACTTTGAAGATTCTGCTAAACAGAAATAAATTTACTCAAACTAAAAGGATAGTAAAATGAATAGTCAAGAACAAGTAAGTAACGCTCTTTCGGGAGCCCCAGAAAGTTCTTCTAACGAAGAAATGGATGTCGATAAGTTTTTCGAGGCTTTAGACACTCAAGTGAATGGTTCAATTTATGATAATGAACCAAAAGTGACCAATCAATCTCAGACAACCTCTAATGAGTTGGATAATCAAGATGTACAATCTGAACCTACTGATATGAGCCCTGTTGAAGGTCAAGATACGGATATTGAAAATCTGCAAAAACGGTATAGTGATTCTAGCAGAGAAGCTAAAAAGCTTAGTAAGCAGTTAAAGGAGATAGAACCATATATGCCAATACTCGATGCTATGAAAGAAGACCCTAATTTAATTTCTCACGTGAGAGGTTATTTTGAGGGTGGTGGAGAAGCGCCTAGTTCGATGAAAGAAAAACTAAACTTAGGTGAGGATTTTGTGTTTGACCCAGATGAAGCTATGTCAAATTCAAATTCAGATTCTGCGAGAGTATTGTCAGCAACAATTGATGGCGTAGTTCAAAGAAGATTAAATGAAACTATGGCTACTCAAAAACAAGAAAATACAAGACTTGCTAAAGAAATTGAATTTAAACAAAAGCATAATTTGGATGACGCTCAATGGTCTAAATTTCTTGAATTTGCAAGAAATAAAACTTTAGAGTTAGATGATATATTTTATCTAATGAATAAAGGTAAGAGAGAGCAAACTATTGCTCGTAATGCAAATCAAGAAGTAACAAACCAAATGAAAAAGGTTCAACAAAAACCTGCTTCATTAGCGTCTGCTGGTAGTTCACCAGAACAAGAAAAAACTCACGAAGATATGGTTTTTGATGCTATTCTAGGTGCTGAAAACAAATTGGAAAAAGCACTAGGATTCTAAAACAAAAGTTTTAGTCTCCTATTGTCAAATCAGTAAACAAAGAATAGGAGCCTAAAATGGCAAGTGACCTTTTACAAATTGGTGGCGTTACTGGTTTAACTGAGAATAGCGCTGGACTCGATGATAATCTGAGTACTGGTGACCTGCGGAGGCGGTATAACTTTGGCGACAAAGTATCCGAATTAGCGATTGCACAAGACCCGTTTTTTCGCTTGGTGTCTAAGGTAAATAAAAAACCTACCGATGACCCTCAGTTTAAATTTACAGAACGTAGACCATCTTACCATAAGCGATATGCTTATGTCATGGGGCATAGTAGAAATGGAACCCCAAATTATGCTGATGCAGAATTGTACCAGCATGACGCAAACTCAGCTGCTTCAGCGGCTGGTCAAACAGTTAAAGTATACATGGTGACTGACTATAAGTCAGCTGGAAATCTTAGCAATGTTCAAGGGCAAACAGGTTCATCAAAAATTGATGTCGGAGTTGCAGGAACAGCGCCAGAATTTTTCCTACCTGGCCAAATAGTTAAAATACCTGTAACTTCTACAGCTGGTGGTGGAGCTGCTTTAACAAGCAATGCTACTGTTGGTTATCATGTTATAAAAGTAACTGCAGTTGCAGCTAAAGCAACATTAGATAGTAAAGAAGCGGTAGCTGTTACTGGAGATATTGTTAAGTTTGAAACAGGTAAAAATGAATTAGCATCTTTTACTGGAAACAACTTCAGTCCTGGCGGAACTGGTGGAGATGAAGCTGTTGCAGATAGAGCTATTTCTAGTCAGCTTGAGTTTATGAGAAGTTACGTTGTTGGTAGCGCACATGCTCAAGGTAGTACTTACCCACAAACATGGCAAGACAATCCTTTCTCAACTGGTAATGGTCTTACACAAATTTGGAAGACTGCATTATCAATGGACAACACAACTCGCGCAACAGTATTAAAGTACGAAGGTAACGAGTTTGCACGTCTATGGAGAGAAAAGTTAATTGAACATAAGTTCGATATTGAAACTGCTATGCTTTTTGGTTCACAGTACACCGATGCAGCTGGAGTTCAATACACTCAAGGAGCTCTTGATTATATTGTAAACTATGGAAACATATTTTCATGGGATACAAATAAATCATCAGATGACTTCTTAGAGGATATGAGTAAATTCCTTGACCCTCGTTATAACAATGCAAACGCAACTGTATTCTTCTGTTCAACAGATGTATACAATTGGTTCCATAAATTAAGTGGATACTTTACTGCAAATGCTAAGAAGACCGATTTAGGTTCTGCTAATTCATTTGCAGCTAGAGGAGATATGTCAATGGGTGAAAAGAAATCAGCCTTTGGCGTAGACGTTACTACTGTTTACACTCCATACGGAGTTATGAACATTTCTCGTAACGTACACCTAGATGGAAGTGCTGTTAAAATTATGGGTATCAACATGGCTCACTGTGCATACAGACCATTAGTTGGTAACGGAATTAACAGAGATACTGCAATTTATGTTGGTGTGCAAACACTAGAAAATAGCGGTATTGACAAACGTATTGACTTGGTACAGACTGAAGCAGGTATGGAATGGCAAATGCCAGAATCCCATGCTGTGTGGACTGCACAATAAGTTAATAGTAATTAGTTAATCATGGATTTGATGCCCCTGACGTTATTTTCCTCCTTTTTTTCCGAAGGGGCAGAGAATCCTTATAGGACTTTAAATGGCAACAACTAACATAGCAACAGACATACAAAACATTACAGGTGTAACTACTGCAAACGCAGGGTTTATTACATCTGCACAAAAGTTTGTTGCATCTAAAATACCAAAAGATTTATTAGGGTTTGCAAAAGTTAAATCTGGAGATATTGATACTGGTAATCATACTAATGATAAATTGTCAACATCTAAAATTACAGAAGTAGTAAGAGATGGTTATTTTTGTACACAGATAAGTGTAGAACAAGCTGCTTTTGCTAACGATTCTGCAAGTTTACAAAAATCAACAGAAAAATTTCCTACTTATACTATTATAGGTGATAGTGCTGGTGCAAAACTACAAATACATCCTACTCCAACTAATAGTAAAGTAGCAAACTATTATTTTATAGACCCTACAACAATTGATGATGATACTGTTCTTATGTCAGCAGTTATATACCATGCAGTATCAAATGAATATAGTAAATTGTTAAATGATAATATGCCTGTATTTGTATCGGTAGCACCTCCGACAGCACCTACTTTATCTAGTAATTCTATTACATTTAATACTAGTGTTCCAACTTATACACCTCCTCCGATGGGAAGTTTAGATTTTGCAGATACAGAAGATTTAATTACTAATGAAGAAGATAGTGAAATGCTGTCATCAAGAATATCTGAAATTAATGCAAAAATTAGTGAGTATAGTGCAAAGATACAAGAATCACAGGCATTATTTAATAAAGAAAATACAGAATATCAAGCACAGTTACAAAAATCAATAGAGGATGGCAGATTAAGTTCACAGGATGATGCTCAAAAAATTCAAAAGTTTAGTGCAGAACTGCAAGAATATCAAACAAAAATAAATGATGAATTGCAAAAATTTGCTTCTAAATTACAAAAAACACAAGTTTACAGTGCTGAAGGTAAAAAGTATTATGATTGGTCAGTAAATGAAATTACTTTATACATACAAAATAATTCTACTATTTTACAAGCAACAATGGCACAGTCTAGGAAATAATTATGGCAACAACTTTTAAAATAAATTACTCTGCATCTGCTACACCAATTGAAGAAATACAAGCAACTGATACAAGCAATACTGCTCGTATTGTTCATAGTAGTATTGATAAGTCAATAGGTGGTTCAAAAGAAATATCTTGTGCATCAACAGCAACTAATGTTGCTTATGTTGACTATACAACTTCTCAAACTGTTACTACTACTCTTAGTGATGCTTTGGGTGGCGCAAAAACTGGTATAGATTTTTTAATGATAAAAATTAGAGAAGCTGGTTCTTCAGGAACTCCTGATGTTACACTTAGATTAGGTACTGGTGATACTAGTCCTCATAAACTTTCTGGAGTAGGTGATGTTATGCTTTTAAGACCTTCTGCTTGGGCAAGTGCAGATTTTGAAATATTTTCTAGTGGAGCAACAGCTGTTGCAAAAGTAGATATACTTTATGGAATGGAGTCATAATGACTGTTTTAGAAATAATGGAACGAGCAGGTATTAAAAATGAAACACTTGCTTTAGCATACATAAAAGATGCTTTACATTTAATACAATCTAATGTTGAAGAAAATGTAAAATCTACTAAACAAAATATTGTAGATGGTACTCTTACTTATGACTTACCAGCAGATACAATAAAAATTAAAACTGTATCTGTTTTAGACACAACAGATAATAAATACAAAAGAATTAGGAGATTAGCTCATAGTTCTATAGTAACTGAGGATACAGACCCAGAATGAGTTTTGACACACATAAAAATTGGTTTTATCAATTACATGGAAAACAAATACATCTATGGCAATATTCTAAGTCAGGTAATACTGATTTAGTAGGTGGCAATAGAGTAAGGGTTCCATCAGATTTTCATGGTAGTCAACTTATATACCCAAATGAAAGTATTACGAATGGTCTTAAAATTGAACACACATCAATTGATGTTCCATTTGTAAATGAAGACCCTGAATCTACTACGTATAGCAGTCTTACTGAAGACACCACTCCTGACACTAGTTCTCATGTTAATGTAAACAGAATGTTAGCATTGTCTATTGTAGATTATATGAAAAGTCAAGTAGGAGATTCTCAAGGAGATGTAACTCGCAAAGAATACTATATGCGAGAATTTTGGAAAAAAGTTGGCGATAACGAAAGTAATAAACGTAAAACATCTATGTCATTTCCTACCTCTCCTTTTGCAGTGAGGTAAAATGTCCACGACACCAGAAAGAGAATCACGAACTCTTCATCAGAAAAAACCTCAAATTGACAGAGTTCATGAAGGTTACCCTCCAAAAAATAGTGGTTATGAAGGTGAAATAAGATTACATTTTATAAAAGGTGATGGTTTAAGACTCTACGTTCGTAGAGCAAAAGAATGGCATTACACATCTTTATCAACTACAGGAACTACTTCTACTTCTACTACTGTTTCTAGTGGTGGTGGTAGTGGTGATATAACATCTGTTACAGCAGGTACAGGATTATCTGGTGGTGGAACTACAGGAGCAGTTACATTAAATGTTTCTGGACTAACTGTTTCAGAATTAGCAGCTAACTCTTTACAAACAAGCGGTGAGTCATTTAGTGATAACGATACATCATTGATGACATCAGCAGCTATACAAGACAAAATACAATCTTTTTCTTATATAACATTATCATCATTAAGTGCATCTACACCTATAACATATAACAATGGAACTGGTGCTTTCAGTGTAACAGATAATGCTATAACTGTGAGTAAGATACAACAGGTCGCAACTGATACGTTTTTAGGTAGAGATAGTTCTGGAACAGGAAATATAGAAGTTTTATCCCTTGATGATGTAGAAGCTATGTTGCAATTAAACTCTTATTTGCAATCTGCTAGTACAAATAGTTTAACTGATATGACAACTAGCACTCCATCTGCTGGTCATTATTTAAGACATAATGGAGTTAATTTTGTTAATACTGCATTTGTAGTTTCGGATATAACTGGATTGCTAGCAAGTCAAATACCAGCATTAGCTACAAGTAAAATAACTAGTGGAACATTTGCAGACGCAAGAATATCCCAAAGTAGCGTAACACAACACGCATCAGCGGTTAAATCTACTGCTAGTCTTATGTCTAACTTTGTTGTTACAGAAACAGATACAAGTACTAGTAATATTGGAGAAGGTACATACATAAAATTTGCAGCTGCTAATTCTGGTAGTTATGGTAATAGCACAGTTACAGGAGCTGGTACTAGTGGAGACCCTTATATTGTACAAGTAAATGCACCTGATACTAATACTACTTATTCTGTTATGGGTAGTGGTAATAGTTACGCTGCTGGTCTTGTATTAGCAGGAGCATCTTCACATGGTAATACATATTTACGCAAAGACGGAACATGGACTTTACCTTCTATTCATATACAAGACGATGATGGTGATTCTTTAACTGTAGACATTGATGAACATATTAAGATTACAGGTACTGGTGGCATAACTACCGATTGGACAACTGATGATGCTGGTGGTTCTGGCGCACCTAATATACTTACAATAGGTTTAGGTAGCATAACGCAAGTAGGAGCATTATCGCAAGGTTCTATCGCTTCTGGATTTACTACAATAGATGAAGGATTTATTGATTCAGATATAGTTCGTAAAAATGCAAATACAACCATTACTGGTATATATACATTCTCTGGTAAAGGTATTGCAATAAACGCTGGTACTGCTAATGATGCAAGTGGATACGATGCTTCTTTGTATATCAGCGCATCACAAGACAATGACTGGGGAATATGGATAGACAAAACTACACTAAACTATGGAATTAAAGTAGATGTAGCTGCTGATGCTTCAGCTGCTTTTGGTGTGTATAATGACAGTACCAATAGGTTTATGATTAGTGGTTCAGGCGTAGTAACTACAGGTACTTGGAATGGTACTGTTATTGCAAGTGCGTATTTAGATGCAGATACTGCTCATCTTTCAGGTACACAAACATTTAGTGGTGCTAAAACCTTTTCATCAACTACAACATTTTCAAATACATCTTCTTATGGTGATTTAGATATAATACCAACTTCATCTAATGTGTCTATTATAAAACATGATAATGGTAGTGGCTCTCTTACGCTTAGAGGAGACCAAATTAGATTGCAAAATAAAGATGGTGACGATACAGGATTGACTTATAATGATGCTGGTGGAGTTACTTTTGCAGGTGACGTAAATGTTACAGCAGATGGTGCAAGATTCTTTGTTAGTTCTGCTGATTATGAACTTGTTTCTATTGGTAGAGCAGGTTCTTCAGGTTCTGCTTTAGACCAAGGTTATTTTCGTATGAAAAGTGCAGGTTCAAATAAAGTTGCATTTCATACAGCAGGTGATTCTTATATTAACGGAGGTTCATTAGGTGTAGGAACTGCAAGTCCAGAAAATGACGTAAGTGGATTGCACGTATCTGTAGCATCTAGTACAGACCAATTATACCTTGAAAGAACTGGAAGTGGTACTGGTAGATATTATCTTGGTACATCTAACAACTCATTATTTATAGTAGATGATGCACAATCTGCAACTAGACTTACCATAGACAGCTCTGGAAATACTACATTTGCAGGTGATGTTAATTTAGCAACAACTAAAACTTTATTTTTTGATGGTGCAAGTGGTCATACTTTTATTTCAGAATTTTCTGCTAATAAAATGCAACTACAAGCAGGTGGACAAGGTAGTGTAATTCTTGATGGTACTAATTCTGGTGAAATTCGAATAGGCGTGGGAACGTCTAGTCCTGCTGGTAAAATTCACGCAAAAGTAACTACCAATACAAGCGAAACTATAAGAATACAAAATGATGACAGCTTAACAACTATTGGTGTCTCATCTGATGGATACTCGTTTCATACATATCAACATAGTTTATATTGGGCAAGTTGGGATGGCTCTACTTGGTCTACTAAAGCCCGATTAGACAATGATGGAAATTGGGGCATAGGCGACACCTCACCTTCAACTGCATTAACAAGTTTTGGTTCTGCCTCAAGAGGTTTATCTATAAAAAACGTACAACCTACAATAGCATTAACAGATACAGATACAGGAAGTGGGCATTTTTGGATATCCAATGCAGGAGGAATAACCTATTTCCAAAACAATGTTAGTGGTTCAACGTATAGGTTTTATACAGCAGCAGGTGAAGCAATTCGTATTAAAAGTAATAATAATGTTGCTATTGGAGGAACAGGTGGATATCAAAAGTTATCTGTTGAAGGTGGTCATATATATATGTCTACTGGATATCAAATTACATGGTCTAATGGAAACGCAAGCATAGCAAATAGTGGGTATGAGTTAAGGTTTAGTACTTATAGCGGTTCTTCTGTAATAGAACGTATGAGAATCGAGAGTGATGGCGATGTTCATTGCGATGCAGATGTTATAGCATATTCTAATACGATAGGGTCAGATAAAAGGCTTAAGAAAAATATAGCAGATATTAAATACGGATTAGATGATGTTTTAAAACTTCGTGGTGTAGAGTTTGATTGGAATAGAAAAGACTATGCTAAAAAACATGATGTTGGTTTTATAGCGCAAGAAGTACGAGAGGTAATTCCTGAGTTAGTTAAAAGAACAAGCGGTTTAAACGATAAAGGTTCTTTTTTGACAGTAGATTATGCTAAATTAGTACCTGTATTGGTAGAATCAATAAAAGATTTAAAAAAAGAAATTGAGGATTTGAAAAATGGAAGCAACTAAAAATTATAAAGTAAAAAAAACAAAAGGTAAAAGTGCTTTAAGTAAGGAAGATGATAAGATTTATATAGTGTCAAAACGATATGACGTTGATACTGGAGAAGAATTACCTGAAGATAAAATACCTTGTCCTTCTCCAGAGGGTATAGATTTTGAATTAAAAAAAGTTCAAGAATACATTGATAAACTTACTGTTGAAAAAGAATCTTTGACTTTGCTTAAAACAGACTACGAAGCTTTAAAAGGCGATTAAAATGGCGTTACAAGCATCAGGTCAAATTTCTATGGGCAATATTATGCGAGAAGTTAAATCTAATGATGGAAGTTTGGGAGTTTACGAACCTACAAATACAGAAAAAAACTTAGGATTTAATTCATTAGAAGCTTTATGCAGTTTGCCAGCAGGAGAAGGCAGTTTGGCTGGTGGAGCTTTTAAAGATGAAATAGACACACTTAATGGTTGGTATGTGCCAAACTTTGACGAAGGGGCAGAAGATGGTGAAACACCGCACACTATTAGCCAATGGTATAATGCTGATAGAGAAGGTGTATAATATATCTTGAATAAAGATGCTTTATTGTTGTAAATTTATTAAATTTAATTAAGGAGTAAAAATGAAAGTTAAGTTAGCTTTTTTAGTACAGAATGAAGCTTTGCAAAAATTAGTAGAAGAACCAATGGATGCATTAACTAGTTTTAGAATTGGTAAAACAGTTTCAAGTGTACAATCAGAACTAGAAACTTTTGAAAAAACAAGACAATCTATGTTAGAAAAATATGGCACCAAAACGGAAGATGGTGAAGGATTAGAGATTAAACCAGAAAGTAAAAACTGGAAAAAATTTGTTACAGAGTACGAAGAACTCGTAAACGAAGAAGTCGAAATAGATGCAAAAAAAGTTAAAATTTCTGCATTGAAACAAGTTAAGATGTCTCCAAAAGACCTTTTATCTTTAGGTTGGCTTATCGAAGAATAAAAAAGATGTGTCCATGTCAGCTATCTTCGGGCGGTAAGACACACAAAATACAAGGAAGATAATATGAGCTTAAATCAATTATCCGTCAAAGAAGCGGCAAACGTTTCTCTAGGTGGTGTTGGATGTTTCATAGAAGATGGCACAACTGCCATAACAGGAAAAAAAATTGTAGCAATTCAATTTTTATCTGACACTACATTTACTACTCTCACACCAAACAGTTCTGCATTTATTGGCACATCAGGTGGCAATGGTGACGATATTGATACAAATAATACATTTCCTACAGGGTTAACTTTATTTGGTCAATTTACAGGTTTTACATTAGCAACTGGTTCAGTAATTGCATATGAAGGTGCGTTTTAATGGTTAATATGTGGCTAAGTTTAGGGATTGGAATTATAAGTGAAATCTCTAAAGTTAAAGACATATTGTTTGGTAACCTACATACAGAAGATGCTAAAAATTTAGTATCTGAAGATGGTGGTTATTTAATTTTATAAGGATAGATTATGGCAGACGTAAAAATTAGTCAACTTACAGCACTAGCATCTGCTAGTTCTGATGTATCTGCTGATGTGCTAGCAATCGTAGATACTAGCGTACCACAGACTAAAAAAATAACAATAGAAAACCTTGTAGCACCAATTACACTAGATAAAAGCAACTCAAGAGTAGGTATAGGAGCTTCAAGTCCAGACACACTTTTAAATTTAAAAGACGCAGGTAGTATAGAAGTAAGACTTGAAGCAGACTCTAATAACTCTGGGCAAGAAGATTGTTTTATAAGATTTTACACAGATGGTAAAACACAAGAAGGTATTGTTGGAATGGACAACAACAATAGCAGTTCCTTATTTACTACAAACACAGAAAACGCTATGGTATTTGGATGTGTAAGTAATTTACCAGTAGTGTTTGCTACAAACAATACTGAAAGAATGCAGATTACAGCTGATGGGAAATTGGGTATTGGCACAACTTTTGGAGAGAATATTGCTTCATCTGGTGATGGTAATTTAACAGTAAGAAGTTCTGACCAGTCTAACCATTACAATATAGTAAATGTGTGGCAACATAGCAACACAACAGCAAATATTGAACAACGAATAGGTTGGGCATTTGGTGATGATGGAGGAAGTGAAGCAAGTTTTGGTTTTGCAGGTTATGTAGGAATAGGTAAAGAAGATTCTTGGCATGTTGATTCAGGTAGAGATGCTTATATGAGTTTTGCTGTTGCTGAAAACAATACTGTATCAGAAAGAATGCGTATTACATCTGGTGGGAATGTTGGTATAGGCGAAAGTTTACCTTTAGCTACACTCCATGTAAAACAAGCTGATTCTGGAGCATCCGTTCATGGTTCTGCTGACCAATTAGCAATAGAAAATAGCAGTAACGCCGGTTTAAGTATATTATCTGGTACAAGTGGAGAAGGTGCAATTTACTTTGGTGATTCTGGTGATAATGATATAGGTAGAATTAGATATAATCATGATGGCAATGCTATGGATTTCAAAACTAACGCAGGTGTAGCTATGACAATTTCAAGCGATGGTATTCTTGGTCTTGATACAGGGGTACCTGCTTCTGGAACTGGTGCTACTAAAGGTATACATATGAAGACAGGAGGTGTACCATTTATAAGATATCAAGAAACAAATTCATCTGGAGGAACTGCTGACTATGAAATTTATGTAGCTAATGGAGTTTATGTTTTATATGATAATGATGATAGTGCAGGTGTATATAGTGTAAGCACTTCACAAGTTATTTCTGGTGATTTTAATGATACTTCAGATATTGGTTTAAAAGAAAATATTAAAACAATAGATAGTGGTCTTTCTGTTGTGAATAAACTCAATCCAGTAACATTTGATTGGAAGAATAAAAAAAAAGGTAGTAATTCAGGATTTATTGCACAAGAGGTAGAAAAATTATTACCAAATGATGTTGAGGGTGAAGATTTTAATACAGATTATGCAAGTGGTAGAGTTGGTGATGTAATTGAAGATGAAGATAAAGGTTTTAATAACTTTGGTAAATCTATTAATACAAGTGGTATAGTTGCACATTTAACTAAAGCAGTTCAAGAGATATCAGCAAAAGTAGAAGAATTGGAAGGTAAATAATGGCAGATGTAAAGATTAGTGAATTAACAGCATTAGCAAGTGCTAGCGCAGACGTAGCAGGAGATGTTCTTGCTATTGTTGACACAAGTGTTCCTCAAACAAAAAAGATTACAGTAGAAAATTTAGTAGCTCCAATTACTTTAGATAAAAGTAATTTGAAAGTGGGTATTGGCGAAACTTCACCACAAAGCAACTTGCACATATCTGATACTGCTTCAACTGGTGTGATGTTATCAGATACAAATGCAGGAAGTAATGTTAAAAACTATCAAATGTATTCTGATAGTGGTCTATTAGGATTTAGAAGATTAACAGATGCTTATAGTGGATATTCACCTACAATGGTTATTAAAGAATCTAACGTAGGTATTGGTACAGATAGTCCCGATAATAATATGCACATTGCTTCAACCTCATCTGAAACAGGAATGATAATTCAATCTAATCTTGGAGGAACAGGTTCAGCCATAGGTGGTCAAATAAAACTTGCACTTGGAGCAAGAAATAATTCTGGTAGTGGTCAAGCTGATACCCAAGCAGGTGATGTACTTGGTCAAATTATGTTTGAAGGTCAAGGTACAGATTTTTCTTATCAAGGTGGTAATATTAAAACTATTGTTACAACTGGTGATGGTAATGATAATAGGTCTAATCAAGAGACTGCTATGACTTTTGAAACTATTGCTGTTGGTTCTGTAAGTCCTGCTGAACAATTGCGTCTTACAGGTGATGGAGATTTGGGACTTGGAGACAACTCACCTTCAACTGCATTAACTTCTTTTGGTTCTGCTTCAAGAGGTTTATCTATAAAGAACGTACAACCTACAATAGCATTAACAGACACAGATGCAACTGGACATTTTTGGATTGCTAATGTAGGAGGTCAAAGTTATTTTCAAAATAATGTTAGTGGTTCAATATTTAGATTTTTAACAAGTGATGGTGAAAAATTACGTATTCTCAATGGTGGTGGTATAACATTCAATGGTGATACAGCAGCAGCAAACGCTCTTGATGATTACGAAGAAGGTACTTGGACACCACAATTAGCTAATGCGGCTAGTGGAGGTACTCTCGCTGGAACAAGTACAGCAGTTGCAAGATATACTAAAATTGGAGATAAAGTTCATATTCAAGGGTATGTTGTTTGCAATAGTCAAAGTGGCATTAGTGGAAGTGCTTTTGTTTATTTAAGAAACATACCTTATGTTTCTCATTCAACATCTAATTTGTACTCTGCTGGTACGATTGGATATGCTCAAGGATTAGACATAACTGCAACAGGTCATATATCTTTAAATTTAGACCACAATGGTTCAGCATACGCTGCTTTAAATTCTTGGGATGTATCAACAGGAACCTCTCAATTAACATTTGATGAGCTTTCAACTGATGGTGGATTCATATTTCAAATGACATATGTAACAAATTGAACAAATTGATTTTAATTAGATAATTAAATGGAAAACAGGAGTAAATAATGGCTTTAGAAAAAAAAATAACTTACGATTATCAAGTAAACAAACCTTACAATGTAATTTCAGTTAGAGAAAAGACTGCAATTATGGAAGATGGTGTTCAGTTATCTGCATCATATAAAAGAAGAACCATACAACCAAGCGATGATGTTTCAGAAGAATCTTCTGAGGTTAAAGCATTGACAGAAGCTATGTTCACCGATGAAATAAAAAAAGCATGGGATGATTCATTAAAAGAAAGTAAAGAATAAAATGTCAATTAAATGGTCAATAAAACAATTAGATTATGAAATTTCAAAAGACAGTAAATCAAACGTAGTTACATCTGTTCATTGGGGTGCTACTGATTCAAAAAAAGTAACAAAAGATGGTGAAAAAGTAACATATGATGGTGGTAACTATGGCTGTGTTGGACTAGATACATCGGATTTATCAAGCTTTACGGAATACAATAAACTTGATGAAGATACAGTTGTTGGTTGGGTAAAATCAGAACTTGGAGATGATGAGGTTAAGTCAATAGAAGATGGTATTGCAAATCAAATAGACGCACAAGAAAATCCAACTACAGGAAAAGGAAAGCCTTGGTAGATGAGTAAAAAACTAAACCAATGGGCTGATGCAAGTAGAATATTACATGGATTTGTAATACTTGGTTTTATCTTAGCATTTATGGTAAGCATATTTAGCTGTCAA